GAAAAACATCATACAAAAAAATGTCTGATGGTAGTGAAGGATTTAGATTGAGAACAATCCGAATGCGTAATCAGGTGAGTCAGGGGTTAATATTACCAATAAGTGTTCTTCCAATTGATATGGAAATAACCGAAGGAGAAGATGTAACTGAAATGTTGGGTATAGTTAAATACGAACCCCCAATTCCTGCAGAACTTCAAGGTAAAGTTAAAGGTATGTTTCCATCTTTTATAAGAAAAACAGATGAAGAACGTATCCAAAACTTATCAAGTGAATATGAAAATATCAGATTGTCTGGTAAGGTATTTTATGTCACTGAGAAGTTGGATGGATCAAGTGCAACATTCTATTACAAGGATGGTGTATTTGGGGTGTGTTCAAGAAATCTTGAGTTATTGGAGACTGAGGGTAACTCCTTTTGGAAAGTTGCAAGAGAATTGAATCTAGAGGAATCTTTATCTAAATTGGGTTATAACGTATGTGTTCAAGGTGAAATCATCGGAGAAGGAATCCAGGGTAACCCATACAAAATAAAAGGTCAAACAGTTAAATTCTTCAACGCATTTAATATTGATGAACAAAAAAATATCCAATTTACTAAATTCCTAATGTTAATGGAAGATTTGGGTTTAAAAACAGTTCCAATATTGGATTACGAATTTGTACTTCCAAAATCAATTGATGAATTATTGTTATTTGCTGAAGATAAATCTCAACTTAATGGGAACTTTGATAGGGAAGGAGTTGTTATAAGAGCATATGATAGAAAAATATCATTCAAAGTTATATCAAACAAATTTTTGTTAAACGAAAAATAAATAAAACTATGGCTAAGAGACTTTCATATCAAGAAAAAAAGGAAAAATTGTTTGTTGACATCATAAATAAGATGTTTGAAATCGCTGGTCACAAGGCTACATTTGAGGATATCAAAGACCGTAAGGATGCTTGGTATGATGATTGGACTATCACTGAAGAACAATATGAAAAATGGAAAAAATGGGGGGTTAAAGAATTCAAGAAAAAAATGAACCTTACTGATGTCTATGCTGACAGACAAATGTCAATGATTGCTGTATATTGGGGTTTGAAATTTGAAAAAGAAAAAAATGAACATTAAAATAATGTAAGTTTGTTGAACTTTTATACCTTGACTTTCGTTGTAACTGATAATAGAAAATTATTTTATTAAATTTAAAAAAAATTAAAAATATGAAAACATTTGTAGTGTTGTTGATTGTAGTTGCGATAACAATTTTTCAAGGTAGGGACACTAAATTTTATCAACCACAAATTAAGATTAGTGTTGATAGTTTAGTTAAAATAGGTTATCCAACAAGAATAAGTGAAAAACTAAAAGTTGTAATTGAGAATCGAGAAAATAAGGGTAAACATTTTTTCATTGCGGATACCAAAGAAAATTTGATATATTTTTTTAATCCAAAAGGAAATTTCATCGCCAAATCACCAACAATAGATGGTGCTGAAAAACAAATCAATAGTGGAATTCAAAAAGAGAAAGCTCTTAAATCTTTTTGGGAAACTGTAAATGATATGGGATTTAAACACGAAAATGGTAAATGGGTTGATTTTACAGGTAAAAATAGAACTTATACCCCTAGTCTATTTTATAGTTACATAGCCAATTCAAGAACTAGATTTTTCCCAAGTGGTACTTATAAAATAAGTAAGATTACAACACATACAAATTTTATTGGAGGTGAAGGTAATACTTTTTGTATAGTTGATTCAAATAATAAAGAAATAGCACTAGCAATACATGGTTTGTATCAGAGTCAATATAGAATTGATAGAATGAATGAATTAACAAAATTAATCAAAACTAGTGTTGATTCTCCTAAAGTTCCAATTGAATATAGGAAACAAATATTAAACAATATCAATAACACTTACTACAATAATTCATTTGGTTGTGTTAATGTTCCTAAATATTTTTTGGATAAAACTAAACATCTAGCTAAAGGTTCATTCTTATTTGTTATGGATGAGAATTAAAAAAAAGACACATAATGTGTCTTTTTTTTTTGATTTGATATTTATATTATATATTAAATATTATGAAAAATTTATTAAACAATTTATCACAATCTGAAAAAAATAGAATTTTAGAACAATACAATAATTCATTATTGGTTGATACTTCTAAATTCAAAAAACTATTGGAATCAAAACTTGGGGATGTTAAACCATTACTGAATGAAGGAGGCCCGTCAAATAACCCAACAAAAGCACCATTTAAAAACAATGAAGAGGCTAATAAATTTAGACAATGGGTGAATCAAAAATATAATCAGACTGCGAAAAATACTCTTGATTTAAATCCAACCGGAAATAAACCTGATTCATATTATAATTATTACATACAAAGGGCTTGGAATTACATACCTGGTATTTTTGGTTACACTGGTGAAGGAGAGACTTTGGGACAAGAATATAGTAATCTATCTAAAACCACAAATCAAACAAGTTATATGGATTACTGGGATGAATTATCTAATATTGGAAGTGAAACTAAAACCGAATCCAAACCCACTACAGTACCATTTAAAAACAATACTGAAGGTGATGAATTTAGAAAATGGGTAAATGCGAATTATAAGGATATCGCCAAGTCTTTAGACTTGGATCCAATTGGAAAATATCCTGATTCGTATAATAATGCAACAATTCAAAAAGCTTTAAATCAGAAAGTTGGTAACTCTACATTAGGAGAGTTATTTATGATGAATAAAATGAAAAAAGATTTGGGTGTGGATTGGATGAATAAGATTTCCACTGACCCCGTTTCTAAAAATACATATCAAGATTATGTGAAAAAATATAAAGGTTCTAATTGGTATGGTATTGACCCAGAAGCTACTAAACAATATTCTAAATTTTCAGAAGCTGAACCCGAAGATTATTATGGTACTAAAGGTTATCAAAAACGTTCAATTGAATTAAATCAAAATATAACTGGAGAATTTTCAGGTGAAGGTGAAAGAATAAATAAAGAAGTTTATTATATTAAACAAAATAACAAAAATAAGGGAAAACCATTTTTAGTTGTTGACCCAAGAATGAATATTGTTGCAGCATATAGTTCAAATTATAAATTAATTGATTATTCACAGACAGTGAAAGGAAGAGACACAGAACTATTAGAACCTCATACATATTCTGATTGGTGTAAAGATAGTAAAGGTATACAATATAAGGGTAATTGTATTAAACCTGGTAAAGAAGCTGAATATGATAGAATTAAGAGTGTTAAAATGTCTGAATTGGCAAACTATAAAGGAGATTTGAAAAAAATGGAACAAATAGAACAAAAATACCAATCTGACTTAAGTAAGGTTAAAGCTTTAGATTATAATATCTTAATTGGTACTGCTGCAGCATCACCAGGTGTTTTTGTAGGGACTAGTCCGAAATTATCCCAATATGGCACTCCAGTACCAGGTATACCAAATACAATATCTCTTTCAACATTAGGGGGTGAAGAGTTACCAACGGCAATACATGGATTAGCTGAACATGCAGTTGGAAGGAAAGAGTTTGATAATGAATTAAAAGCTTATTTAAAGAAAGAAAAACAATTTGGAAATATTCCAAAAGAATATGAAGATTTAGTTGAAAAAATGGCGAATACTAAAAGATATGGGGTGAGTTCTGGATGTTTTAATGTAAGTAATACATTTATACAAAATCCTAAAGTAACAGAAGTACTAAATGTTAAACCATATATATTTGTAATGTCACAAGAAAAAGATTATTATCTAGTTCAAATGGATGCTAATCAAGGTACTAAATTCTTTAATGAGTTAAAAGGAGATGGTGAATTTTGTAGAGATCCAACATCTATAGCAACTGAAGTTGGTGGGCGTCCAATGGATGTTAGAAGGGAAATGAGTTAAAGATTATGTTTATTTATAATAATATTAAAGTGTGGGAAATTATCTCACACTTTTTTTATTTCTATTTATATTTATAATAAAAATCATATGAAAAAAATTAATCGTTCACAAACTAATGATATTATTTTTGATACGAATGCTAGTTATAATGATAATTTTGCTGATTGGTTAACGGAAATGTTTGACCATTGGGCTAAGAACTATACTGGATGTACATTTGAAATTAGACAAGTTGGAACTGAAGGGACACAAGTTGAGATTGAACCAAAAACAAAACAAAACATAAATTTGAATTGTAGTGATAGTTTAAATACAGATTTAAGTAAAATTGATAAAATCACATATACAAAAAAAGCAACTGAATCTAAGACTTATTATATTGTAACTTGGAAAACTGAATCAAAGACAACCCCAAAAAAAGAAGATTCTCTATCCACAAAAAAATCTAAAGATAAAACAGAAAATGAGCCAGACAGATATGCTCAAATGTTTGGTGGTGTGGCGGCTAGTGTTGCTAATAAAATTATAGCAGGAGCTAAAGGTGATGTTGCGGACACTGATAACGAAGGACCAGAACTAAAGGAACATCAAATAAATAAAAGATTATTAGAAGAAATTGATAGAATTAGAGAATTATTAAAATAAAAAAAATCCCCATTCAATTAAGAGTGGGGATTTTAATTTTTAACCTAAATACTATTTTTTTCCTTCAGGTGTTTTACCTTCAGTAGTTTTACCTTCAGGTTTAACTTCTTCAACTTTTGCTGAATCAACAGATGGTGTTGTTACTGTAGTTACTTCAACCTTAGTAGAGTCTTCGGTTGGTTTAGCTTCTTCAGCTTTAGATTGTGAATCACAAGATGTGAAAATAGTACCAAGTACCAATGCAGTTCCAAAAATTACTTTTTTCATTTTTCGTTGTTTTTAAATGTTTTAAAATTGATTTGTTATTTTTTATAAACAATAAATAGGCAATATTTTCAGAGAAGTCAAATGGTTTTAACATTTTTTTAAAAAAAATTATAATTATAAATAAAACATAATATATGAATTGGAAATACACCCTAATTATCGTTACATCAATTTTGTTCTTAGGTATTATTCTTGGATATATGATGAATACAAATCATCAAGATAACAAGAAATTACAACAACAAATTATTGATGCAGAAAAGAAAGCCATAGATTCTCTATATAAAAAATTGGACATAATGAAATCTGAGAGAGAAAAAATGGAATCCCAGTTGGATATCTTAACTACAAACATTCAAATGAGTGAAAGTAATCTAACATCAAAAATAAACCAATTAAAAATTCAAAACAATGTTAAGATTGACGCTATTGTTAATAGTTCTAATGACCAACTCCTGGATGGTTTACGCACAAGGTTTAACCAATAACACAGACACAATTAAACCCAAAATTGATTTAATAATTGTCAATGGTGATACTTCTTTTATTATCAATAGAAAATTTGCTGAGAAAATTGCCATTCAATATGATTCATTGAAAATTGTAGCGGCCAAACTATCTGAGTATAAAATTGTATTGGATGATTGTGTTAAAGTAAAAGACCAATATAAGGTAGCCTTTGATAAATCAATGGACATTACAGATATGTTAAAAAGAGAGGCTGAAACCAAAGACCAAATTGTTCAAGGATATAAGACAATTGAAGAGTCCCAAAAAAAGATTATTACCGATTTGAATACTGAATTCCGTAAAGTAAAAAATAGGAATAAATGGTTAACTGGATTAAGTATTGGTGGGGTAACATTTGGATTTACATCATTTATCCTTTTACTTTTAAAGTAAGTAATTTAAAATTATTATGTCTATATGACATAAAAAATTAAATAATTTATTATTATGGGAATTACTTATTTCGCTTTAGGTATGCTCTCGATGGTGGCTCTAGTATTTGTTGGAGTTATTGTTTGGGGTTTGGTTAAGGTACTAAGAATTGAAAGGCAGATTGTTGTCATAAAAGAAAATCAAAGATTTGATGTTAATAGTGTCCAACGTCAATTTGATGATGTTTATAGAACTATTGGTGAACTTAAAGATAATTCATCTAGGGACTATTCCGAATTGTTAACAATAGTTAACAACAAATTTGATGACTCAATACGTTATACTGATAAAAGAGTTGACAAATCACTAAATCAAAAAGAAATTCAGTAAAACAAAAAACCCCTTCTTAACGGAGGGGTTTTTTATTACCTCCACGATTTTTTACGACCTCCACGATATTTATAATAAAATGAATATTATGAAAAAAAGAGACAAAAGAAGAATGGGAAGCTGTACTTGTAGTAATTGTGGGGTTGAGTTTGAGAAAGCTTTAAGTGAGTTAAATCGTAATGAAAAATTGGGTAGAAAGAATTTCTGTTCAAGGAGTTGTACTGGATATTTTAATGCTGAAAGATTGTTAAATGTAAAAAATCGTTATGATATAAGTAAACATTCTGGTAATGTTAGAGATAAATTCACAGGATTGAGAGATTTCTTAAAAAGAGTGAGAAACAGATTTAAGGAACACAATTTAGATTTGGATTATTTGAAAGAGTTGTGGGATAGTCAAAATGTTTGTGTTTATACTGGAGTTAAATTACAATTACCTAAAAATAAAGGTGTCAACAATCAAATATATACCGCATCATTAGATAGAATTGATTCTAGTATCGGTTACATAAAAGGAAATGTTCAATTTATATCAATTGCCGCAAATCACGCAAAAAGTAATTTAAGTCACGATGAAATGATTCTATTTTGTAATCTAATATATGAAAATAGAAAAATCCTTACCTATGGAGGTAAGGATTAATTTGTGGAGGTATAGGGAGTCGAACCCTTTCCTGTCCATCTTAACTATTAAGGACTACATGTTTAGGACAACATTATTTGCAGTGTTCCGAGCTATTTGATTTTTATACACCCAAAATCAACAAAATCGGTCAATTCATTTTTAGGGATGAGAATTGATTAGACAACCCTATAGTGCTCCTGTTCCTGAGTTAACGCACCCCGACTCGAAAGTAATACCCTATTAACTAGGCTACTACTGCTTCTTCAGCACGGATTAAACCTACTGCAGAAAGTTTGTTGATAACGTTGCCGTGTATCGTTTCAAACCAGTTTAACAGACTTAGTTTAGGTCTGACATGCCCCAAATAACTAACAACGTCAGTCAATTCCAGATTACCCCCTTTTGTAAAGTACTACAATAATAAATATAATGATTGATAATTCCAAGTTTTGATTATATTTATTTTAATAAAAAAATGTATGGATTATTCTAATAACGATATATTGTTTGAAAATGACAAATACTTGGCCATTAAATCTCCAAATATGGAAGAGGGTTTAAAAGTAGGTCCAGAATTCTTAACAACAACAAGACATGGTAAAGATGCCTATAATAATAGAACAGTATACTTTTTCATTAATAAAGAAGAAAAAGATACTAGATATGGAATTATAACTCTAACACTTGGACAGTATGGTACTGAGTTATATGATAATTATGGTTATGATGTTGAATTAAGGGATGCTTTCCATTATTTTCCAGATTTAGATAAAACAATTACAGATATAGTCGGTAATGTTGATTTAATAACAACATTAGTCTTGATTGAGAATGGGAAAAAATTTAGTGAATATCAATTACAAAAAATAGATTCTAATATCAAATCTGTTCAATATACAAGAATACCAGATAATTGTAAAATTTATTTAGAATTTGATAGTGACGCAGGTATTTTGAGTTTAATGGATTTTGATAGTAATGATCTTTACTATATTGAGGCTGTTTTAAATAGATATGGATATGGTTCTAATTTATGGGAATTAGATACAGATTACGATTGGGGTGAAGGTAACATATTAGGTTATTTCAATGATGGAAGTAATGAGCTTTTGGATAAAATTGTTTCATACATTAAACCTGAATTTTTTAATTGGAGGGATGATTATAATATAAAAGGTGAATTATGTGAATTATTATATAAACAATTTGATGATGAAATACGTAGAATACTAGACGATTATAGTAATCATTTTGACAAAGCTGGATATGATGCACTAAGAAAAGAATTATATGGTGATTTTTGTAGTCCATTTGAGGACTATAAAATATTTGTAGTTAAAAAAAATGAAACCCAGATATGTTTTTATGAATATCGTACTTGGGTTTCACAATTAAAAGATTTATTAATCAAGACTAATACTAGTACTATTGAAGAGTTGATAACAAAATTAACTGATTTCGTTGGTGGTGGTTTAAGAGCTGATATTTACGAGTATCCATATCGTGGTGAATTTGACACAGAATCTTTTAATAGAGAAGTTGAATACGAACTTGAAAATATAATTGATAAGATTGAAGAAAATCCTGAAAAATATTCCAAGAATCTTAGTGAGAGTTTAAAATTAATACAAATACTTAAAAAGTATCAATTGAATACCCTTGTCAAAATTGATGATGAAAGAGGTTCATTTATTATCACAGGAATTAAAGATGGGAAACTTCTTGTAACACACATTAAAAAGAATGGTGAAAAAACAAACAAGAGTTTCAATTTTGAAGAATTTAATAATTTTATTGCGATGGGTGAATTATTTGAACATTTAGTTAGAAAATTAAAAAAAATGTTGTAATATTGTGTTATGAAACACAATTACGATTTACTCAAAAAGGTTTTGTCCATACCTACCAAGACATACAAAGAGGACTTAATGATTCAATTCCTAGGTGAATGGTTAACAGAAAACAACATCCCTTATCAAGTTGATAAGATGGGTAATGTTTATGTAACCAAACAAACGGATGATATTGAATATTTTCCTTGTGTTGTTGCACATACCGACACAGTACACGAATTGGATACAATCAACATTAAAGAAATGATGTTACCCAATGACCAAAAAGAATTAAAACCAGCATTAAAAGCTTTTAATGATAAAGGAGAACCCACAGGTATTGGTGGGGATGACAAATGTGGTGTTTATGTATGTTTGGAATTATTAAAAAATTTACCAAATGTAAAAGCCGCATTTTTTGTTTCAGAAGAAACTGGTTGTCATGGTTCAAAGAATGCTGATAAAGAATTTTTCTCAAATGTTGGTTATGCTATTCAATTTGATGCTCCAGGTAATTGGATGGTTAGTGAATATTGTATGGGAACAAAATTATTTGATAAGAAGTCTGAATTCTTCAACAAATGTGATAAGGTGTTAACTGAGGGATTTGATAACCGAAACAAATATCAATCACATCCTTATACTGATGTTTATGCACTTAAAAATCAATTTGATTTTTCTTGTATAAATTTTGCCGTAGGATATTATAACTACCACACAAAACACGAATATGTGATTGTCGAGGATGTTTTTAACACATTGGAGATTGCAAAGAAAATGATTAATGATTTGGGGAATGTGAAATATTTTGAGGAAGTTAAATCAAGTAAATTTTTACTATAAAAAAAGGGACTATTCAGTCCCTTTTTTCTTTTTTGATTTCTTAACTTCTTTTTCTTTAAACAATACATTGTTTTCATTGGTTGTGAGTTCATATTTTTCATTCTCAACAACATTTCCGTTAAGTACTTCCTCTGATATGAAATCTTCAATTTTGTCTTGTATGGCTCGTTTTATTGGCCTTGCACCATACGTTTCATCAAATCCAACTTTTGATATTAAATCATAAACAGATTCATCACAAGTTATATTATAATTTAATCCATTTAATCTAGTGATTAATTTTTCAATTTCAAGTTTTACAATTTGTTTAACTTCATCTTCTTTCAATGTATTGAATACAATAATCTCATCAATACGATTTAAGAACTCTGGAGCAAAAAACTTTTTAAGTTCTTTCTTAAGCATATCCCTTTTTTCTTCCTCCTCAATATAAGAATTTGAACTTGTTTTAAATCCAACACCAGTTCCAAATTCTTGGAATTTTTTAACCCCAAGATTGGAGGTCATAATTATGATACAATTTTTGAAATTGATTTTTCTCCCCAATCCATCAGTAAGATGTCCATCATCCAACACTTGAAGTAATGTTGAGAATACATCTTTATTCGCTTTTTCAATTTCATCAAATAGAATAACCGAATATGGTTTATTTTTGACTTGTTCAGTTAATTGTCCACCTTCATCATAACCAACATAACCTGGGGGTGAACCAATCAATCTTGATATTGAATGTTTTTCTTGGTATTCTGACATATCAACTCGGATAAGATTTTCTTCACTACCAAAGATTTCTTTGGCCAATTGTTTTGCTAGATATGTTTTACCCCCACCCGTTGAGCCCAAGAAAATAAATGAACCTATAGGTTTACTTGGGTCTTTAATACCAAGTCTATTTCTACGAATTGATTTGGCAATTTTTGATACCGCCTCAGATTGACCAATGACCTTAGATGAAAGATTGTTAGCCAATGATGAAAGTTTATTTGTTTCATCTGAGTTCATTTTTGATACAGGTATTTTGGTCATATTAGATACAACTTCATATACCAATTCAGATGAGATATCTTTCTTTTTGGTTAATAAATCGGACTCAAATTTTTTCTTTTCAGAATCCAATTTATCCAATATTTTTGTTTCTTTATCTCTTAAATCTGCTGCTTGTTCATAATTTTGACTTTTAACAACCTCAATCTTTTGTTGTTTGATTTCTTGAGCTTTTTGTTTCAAGTCTTCAATGATTTGTGGCATCTTAGTGTCAACTTGACTTCTTGCTCCAACCTCATCAATAATATCAAAACCCTTATCAGGGAATTCTCTATCTGTGATATATCTTTCTGCCAAATCAACACAAAGTTTTAGAATCTCATCACTATAACTTACTTTATGATAATTTTCATATTTGTCTTTAACATTAATTAAAATCTGTAAGGTTTCTTCTTTTGTTGAGGGGTCAACAATTACTTTTTGGAAACGTCTTTCTAATGCCCCATCTTTTTCAAAATTCTTTCTATATTCATCTAAGGTTGTTGCGCCAATACATTGTATTTCACCTCTTGCCAAAGCTGGTTTAAAGATGTTTGACGCATCCAATGAACCTGATGAATTCCCAGCACCAACTATTTGGTGTATTTCATCAATGAAGAGAATTATATTTGGGGCTAATTGTAGTTCTTCAATAATAACTTTCATTCTCTCCTCAAATTGTCCACGATATTTTGTTCCAGCAACAATTGATGTCATATCTAAAGACATAATTCTTTTATCCATTAGATTTCTTGGACATTCCCCATTCAATATTTTTAATGCTAAACCTTCTACAATTGCGGTTTTTCCACAATTGTGGGATACGATTCCATTTGAGATGTACTTATTTTCAGTATCTAATACTTCTAAATCAAAAGTGTTATGATTACCAATTTCTTCATATGAAATAACTTCAGATAATTCATTATTTTCACACCATATTAATTCCCCTTCTGTTATGTTTCCGAGATTTAACCAATAAGAACCATTATCAAATTTAGTGAAAGGATTCAAACTATTATTCTCAACTTCAACTAAATGGTCAATTGAACCTTCTAATATTAGGCCATTTGATAATGTAATTCTAATACATTCTTTATTATATTTTCTAAATAAATTACCAATCGGTTTAAAACCTGATGGCGTTTTAATGTTATATGTCCCACCATAATTTTCAATTATGTTGAAAAAATCCTTTATTTTAATTTTCATTTATAATTAATTTTATTTTTTCTATTAGTTTATTTAAATTCACATCATATATTAAGTGAATTTTGTTAATATTACATATCTACAATTTTGTGCGTTAAATCGTCAGATATTTTTTCTACCTCAATAAACATATCTTCTAAAATACAACCAGGTTCACCTATTATGATTGGGTTATTCTTTTTTCTTCTTGATAATATTTGAGCGATTCTTGTTATTTCTCTGTCTCTACCTACCACGGGGTCTAATTTTCCTTCTTCGGCAAGTTTGATTAAATCCTTTGCGAAGTTATTTAATACTGGGGTATCACCTTTACCTTTTGTTGAGTAATCTCCATCTTTTGATTCTATCATATTTTTGTTTTTATTTAATTATAATGTTTATTTTTACATTTTCAACTATGATAAACCAACAATTTGTTAGTATTATTTTTATTCTTGACTAGTTAATTTAATTGGTATATAATTGGATTATAAATAATGAAAATAAACTTAAAAAATACAATATTATGAACAGCAAAGATTTTTATAAAAAATTTGAAGAGATTTTAAATGACATTTTTAATCAAGACAATCAGAAATTAAACACCCCTAGAGATGGATTTTTCAAAGGGTTAAAATCAGATGACATTTCAAAAGAAATAAAAAAATACAGAAATTCTGTTAAAGAATCTAGTGATGGGTTATTCACATCTATTAGTTTTATTTTTAGTAATCCACCATTTAGTGAAAAGAGTGAAGTTAATGAGTTGAAATTTAAATTAGAGGAATGTGTATCAAATCAAGATTTTGAGGAAGCCGCAAAATTAAGAGATAAAATCAAAGAACTTGAGAATAACACATCTAAGGTTAATGATTTGAAATCAGAGTTAGTTATTGCGATTAAAGAACAAAATTTTGAAAGGGCAATTGAAATCCGAGATGAATTAAAAAAAATAAACTAATCATAACCCCTCGTAATTGAGGGGTTTTTAAATTTAAAAATTATGGCAATATTAAGAGAAGAAATCAGAGGTACAAAAATTATTAATGAAATTCAGTCAAGTAATATTAGAAAGACAGAATTTGATACAGAATCAAAAGAGTTAGTTGTGGAATTTAACAACGGACTCAGATATACCTATGAAAATGTCCCCCATCAAGTATATACCCAATTTAGGATGTCGGAATCCCAAGGTAAGTTTTTCAATTCCAAAATAGCAAAATCATATCAATACAAAAGGTTGTGATAATTATAGTGATACACTAATATTTATCATTTATGGAAAGTTTAAATAAAGTCATATCTAGTTTTAAATTAAATTCAACATTACAACCAAAAATTTGGGTTGATGGAGGTTCAAGAATGAATCCAAATGTTAGAAAAAATTTATTAGAAATTGCATATCAATTCATTGATTCCTTTGGGGTGGATGTTGTAATTGATGATATTATTGTTAAAGGTTCAATTGCAAATTATAATTGGTCAGAATATTCGGATGTTGATTTACATATAATAGTAGATTACAAACAATTTTCAGATAAACTTAAAGATATGTATGTTGAGTATTTTGATTTAAAAAAAATAGTTTTTAATCAAAAAAGAAACATAAAAATTTTTGGTTATGATGTTGAAGCATATGTTGAGGGTACTGATGAAAAAGGTGTTAGTGGTGGTATTTATTCTATTCTAAATGATGAATGGATTAAAAAACCAATCAAAGAAAAAATGAAAGCTAATAATGAAGATATTACAATTAACGTTAAAAAATGGATGCGAATTATTGATAATTTAATTAAACATTTGGAAGGTGAAGATATTGAAACAATTCGTAATGGTGTAAAAGTGATTAAAGATAAATTAAAAAAATATAGAATAAGTGGTTTAGATAAATCTGGTGAATTAGGGGTTGAAAATTTAGTCTTTAAAGTTTTGAGGCGTAATGGCTATATTGAGAAATTATATAATACACCAACAAAAGTTATTGACAAAAAACTTTCTTTGGATGAAAAATTAAGAATTAAATAATTCTGTATATTTATATTATAAAAACAAAAAAATTATGGGAAAACTAAAACCTATTGGAAGTGAAAAATTACAAGGTGTTGATATGATTAATCGTATCCTTGAAATATCAAATTATAAATTAAATATTCCAAAACCAATAAATGAAGACTCTTCGTTTGAATATAAAAAAACTTTGGTTGATGGGTACGCATATCATATTGTTAGAGAAAAAAATGGATATGTTATTAAAAAAGGATTAAATGAATCAATGTCAGAATACATTGAACCAATGAAAAATAGAAAGTTTTATCCATCGTATTCTCAAGCTTTAAAAAGATTGAATCTAATAACTAAAGAAGTTAATCATAATCAAGGTTTTGATAAGAACATTTCATTATTTGAATCAGATGAAGATACACAATATGTTTTAAAAACTGGGGAACAAACCGAACAAGCTCAAACTCCAGCTCCCGCACCACAACCGGCTCCGCCAGCACCCGCACCCGCTCCACCAGCACCTATGCCTGGTGAAGAAGGTCAAATGCCAGAACCTGAAATGGAAATGCCGGAACCTAATATGGAAATGGATGAACCTGATATGGGCGGTGAAGAAGATGAAGAAGAACAAGTCACTTTTAAAACAATACAAAAATTAACTGGTAAATTGGGTCAAAAAATTAGAACATTTTTATCTGATGAAGAAAATGAAATGTCATCTAAAGATATGAAATATGTTATTAATTCTGTTTTGTCAGCATTGAACTTAGATTCTTTGGAAGAGGAAGATAAAGAAGAAATTATTGGTAAGTTTGAAGGTGGTGATGAAGGTATGATGGGTGATGAAGAAATGCCAATGGGTGATGAAGGTATGATGGGTGATGAAGATATGATGGGTGACGAAGGTATGATGGGTGACGAAGGTATGATGGGTGATGAAGAAATGCCACAACCTGAAGTTCAAGAAACTTATCATAATGGTTCTATGAGAGATAGACAACACGCAAAAAGAATGGATAATATGTTTGAAGATATTTCGGAGTCTAAAATTGACAAGGTATTAATGAGATATTTTCAACCAAACGTTGAAAAAAATAACATTAGTAAAATGTTAAGACAAATTGAAAACATATCAGAAACTCATATTCAAGAAAGTTCTGCTAGGAAAATAATTAAAAATTATCCTAAAATTAAATTACTTGGTAAAAATTCAAAAAGTCATTTAGTATTTGAAATTAATGAAGAAAGAATTAGTGTAACACCAAAAGGAAATATTTTATGAGTTATTTGATATATGTCAATAAATTAGGTCAAAATTATAAAGGAGAAAATTTATATGAATTTATTTTCTCAGATAGTTTGGAAAATATGTGGGGAGAATCTTGGGAAAGTAAACCAGCTAATGGATATCCATCACCACCTAATATTGAATTTATTACAAAAGTAGGGGTGTTAAAAAATACTTTAGATTTGGAAGTACTACAAAATTCTGATATATTTTCAATGATTGATGGAATGGATGATGTAATTGCTTTGGCGTGGGAAAACGAATCTGAAAATGTTAATTTTGATATGAAAAAACGATTGGTTTTTAGATTTGGAGAAAACATTGAAATAATAAAAAATAAATTATACGAAAGAGACATCGTATTAGAATTTGAAAGAAAAGTACAATATGAATCTTAATAAAAAAATTGGTATGTTGTTAGATAATGGGTTTAAACCTGAGTTTATTTCATCATTGACTGAAAGTAAAATTAATTTTCTTTTTGAGAAAATGTCAAAGAGAAAAGAGACGAAAGAACAAGCGGCATCTACTAATGTACAAAAAGTAACTATACCAGCGACAACTGCTTATAAAATACCTACTGGGGGTGAAGTAGACATCAATAATGTAAAAGTTACTAATCAAGGTGGTGTTGCGACAGTTACACCAACAAGTGGGAAACCTGTAACAGAAACTGAAGAACTTGATGAAAAATTTGAATCTAAAGCTCAACAAGGACTATTTTGGGCACGTTGTAACAAATGTAAAGATAAAGATTGTAAGTGGTGTAAAATGGCAAATGAATTTTCAAAGAGTACATCAAAAAAACAATATGAAAAAATGCCAGAAAAAAAACATCCTGAAAAAACTGTAAAATATAAAAAAGAAACTAAAGAAGGTTATTTAGATAATGTTGGTAAAAAAGTTACTGACACATATGCTAAAAAATTAACATCATTTAAACCTGGTTTAGCCTGGGGTGGATTAAAAGAAGATTATAATAAAATTATTGAAAAATATACACAACCAACAATGAAAAAGAGAGACTTATTAAAACTTATTGAATCTGAAATTAAATATAAAAAAAATTTGAATGAAGATTTTTATTACAATGATGAATTAGGGGAATCATCATATGGTGAACCAATGACATTAGACCCTATGACAACATTTGATACTGAAACTGACTTTGAAACCAAAAGAGAGTTATCAAAAGTTGCTGAGGTAGAAGATTGTGAAACTGGTCAAACATTTTATATTAAACCAAAAAAATCTACTAGTCCTAGTGACATTTATATGATTAGTGATGGTGGAAGTAACTATTGTGTTCAAGTTATCAAAATGGTTAGAAAAGAACCTAGTGATTTTAGAATAATTGAAACATATAGCGAATGTAATGATTGTATAATAGATTTAAAACTTAATAAAAAAGAAGGAGGTGGTAAATCACAATTTGGGGTAGAGACATCTTATGGTACAGATACTAGTAGTGATAGTGGACCTAGAATAAAAAAATTTGGCCAATTTAAACCAGATGTTGACAAACATAGTACTATTGATCCAGACACATTAAGGTTACCAAAAGCTGGTCGTGAAAATACATCAAAATTTACGGCAAGTTTTAGAAGAAACTTGGATAAAATAAATGAAATTTTAAACAGAAGAAATAATATTTAGTTATTTAAATTATATAAAATGAAAAGAATTTTGTATGAAGCCCCAATTGATGATTTTATCAATAAAGAATCAATGGAAAAAATAAACGCGGCTCAAATTAGAAAATATAATACCAACAAAACTGAAGGTGGTAGTAGTGATGAAATGATAAATTTAATGTATGGGTTACCAAATCAGGAAGCCCCATATAAAAGACAATTAGTCCAATTGGCCATTGATAAATTTTTAGAAAATTTTTATGAGATTAAAGAAAAGATAGATGAGGGATTAGTTTCGTTAGATGTTCAAATTTCAACAACATTAACCGCTAGAGGACCTCAAAAAAAGGTTACACCTGAAGAAATAGAACAAGCACAAAAAAAAGACCCATTATTTAATGAACGAATAAAAGGAAGAAATTTTCAAAATGCTATAACACAAGGTAATAGTTGGAATCGTGGTTTTGATTTTGAAAATGATAAAGAATTTTTAGATGATATTGAAAATATAGATTCAGAATTAGTTGAAAAATATAAAAAATTTGGTAAATCTGCAACAGTTTTTTATAATGATAATTTAGCTCAATTGGAGAGAATGGCAAAAAATGCGTCAGGCGTTGCTGCGTATTGTGAAATTGTTGATGACCCAACGAATCCTAAAGCTTATATATTAGTAGTTAGAGCCCCTAACTTTCCTTTATTAATGCACGAATTAGAAAAAGTTGGTGAAGATTTCCTAACTTATCTTTATATGTCAAAAGATAAATTTGTAAAAGATGCTCTTGTAAAAACAACTGATGTTCATGACCATGAAATAAGAAATATGCTTACAGGTAAACAAATAAGTTTAGGACTTAATTATCATATTAAACCTCACATTGATACGGCAATTAATCAATTTATAAAAGAAAAAAGATTACCAACCAATGAAAAAGGAGAAGTAATTGAATCAACTATAAAAAAATATGAAAGGTGGTTATATAATATCATAATCAAAAATTTCAACAAATTGGCAAACGATGAAATATTAATGTATAATATGATTATGTATGATGGTATTATTGATGGAAAGAATAAAGTTAAATTTGGAGGTGAAATGGTAAATCCAATGGAATATTTTGATGAATTTATTGAAATGATTATATATGGTGGAGATGGAAATAAAGGTGCTGTTGATGTTTTACCAATAATTCAAACAACAACGAGAACAACAACGACAACAACAACTCAAAAATATGAACCTCCAACTTATGATTTTGATGACGAAGATGATGATGAAGAATCTCCAACAGATGATGATGATGATTTAAGTTGGTTAGATGATGAAGATGAAGATTAAAATAAAAACCCTCATTTAGAAATAAGTGGGGTTTTTTATATTTATATAAAAAGATTATATGAGTTTAACAAAAGAACAAGTAATGATTGAATATGTTAAGTGTATGAAAGATACCCCATACGCGTTAAGAACATATTTGGAGACCTATGACAATACTGTATCAAAATATGTCCCATTAGAGTTATTTCCAGACCAAATATCATTATTAAAAGATTATGAAGATTACAATGAAAACATAGCATTAAAGTACAGACAAGCTGGAGTAACTACCGTTACCGCAGCTTGGGTATCGTTAAAAATTGCTTTTGCCAAAAAGACAAAACCTGAAAAGATTCTAATCATTGCCAACAAATTAGATACATCGCAAGAGATGGCAAATAAGATAAGAATGTTTATTAGTCAATGGCCAAGTTGGGTCGGAATTGATTTTTCTGTTGATAAAAATTCACAAAAACATTATAAGACAAACAATGGATGTGAAGTGAAAGCTGTGGCGACCTCAAAGGATGCTCTACGTGGTTTTACACCAACAATCCTAGTATTTGACGAGGCGGCATTTATTGACGCGGATTCAGACTTTTGGGCAGCTTGTATGGCCTCACTATCAACTGGGGGTAAAGTTATTGTAGTGTCAACTCCAAATGGATATGACCCAATTTATTATGAGATTTATAACCAAGCAAATAGAGGAATGAATGATTTCAAAATTTCTGAAATGTATTGGTTTAGAGACCCAAGATATACAAAAGATTTATATTTAGTTAAAACCAAAGACATTATTCATTATCTATTAAATAAAACTGAATATCAAAAAGAGGATATTGTCAGTTGGGAAAATATATCATTTGAGGATAGAAATTATGATGAACTTAAATTAATAATGGATTCAGGGTACAAACCTTGCTCATCTTGGTTTGAGAGAATGGTAAAGAAACTTAAATACGATAAACGAAAAGTTTCACAAGAATTAGAGTGTGTTGATTATAATACAATGGTAACACTTCGAGACAAAAATACAAATGAAATCTTTGATGTTAAAATTGGTGATTTATATGAAAATCTATTGTAGATTATAGTTCTTGAGTTACTTTTCATTAAAATTGTGATATTTATTTATATGGAACTTGAAGACCTCAAATTAAAAATAGAAGAAACTGGATATATTGACAATGTTAAAATTGGAAATTATTTCCATATGAAATACCCCTCAATTTATTCTGAAGTTATAAAAATAACATCTTGTTTAGAAAATTCATATTGCGATAACAAACTTTTCAGGGCTAGGATTATTTTTATTTTAAAATACAATTTAGATGTTAATAAAATTAAAAACAACAAAGGATGGTTTCGTTTTAGTAGAAAAAAAGATGATTTTTTTGAAAAAAATATTGATTATGTGAAAAAGGGTTGGGAAACAAGTAAGTATAAATCAACTAATGACTTTTTAGGTTTAGATGAAACTATTAAAATACTTAGAACAGAAGATTACTATAAAAATTACTTAGGGAGGTCAAAAAATAGAACTTTAATTAAAGAAAATATCAAATTATATGATTCTATTTACCACCACACAAAATTTATGGATTTGTTTAATAAAAATAGTAACAAATTCTCCATGAGAATTTTATTTTTAGTTAATAAGAATGGTGACATAAATCAAATAAAATGTAAAAGTTGTAACGTAAATTTTACTTCATTTAATTATTCAATAGGTGATTATAATGAAAATTGTATAAATTGTTTTCATAATAGTATTAATCATTATCCGACAATTGGTTATTTTAAAAAAAAATATGGTGACGAATATCAAAAATTTTATGATGAAGATAGAAAAAGGGTTTCTAATTTAAAAGTTAATAGTAAGCAATGGTTTATTATGAAATACGGTGAAAACAATGGGGGTAAGAAATACGAAGAATATTTATCAAACAGAATTGAGATTCTTGAGGGTATTAAATCAAAAAAATTTTCAAAAATATCTCAAAAACTTTTTTGGTTAATATATGAAAAATTAAATGAAGAGGAGAAAACAAATTGCTGGTTTAAAGAATTAAATAAAGAGGTATTAGTTAAAGTAAGTGAAACCAAATTTTATTTTCCTGATTTTTTGATGGGTAAAAAAATAATTGAATATGATGGTAAATATTGGCATCAACAAGATGATGATAATATAAGAAATTCATTATATAAAAAAAATGGATATGATATAATGATAATTAATGAGGATGATTTTAGTAGAGTCCATATAAGTGATAATATAATTAATAATTGTGTAAATTTTTTAAGAAATGAAATATAATAACGGTAAATATGAAATATCTAGTCCAGAAGGATTTGTTGATTTTTTAGGGGTTCAAAAACTACAAAGAAAAACCATTGAAATCTCATTTTCAAAAAATTTAACTCTACGTGGATCTTTAAATCATACTATTTTTGATTTTGATAATCATCCAATTAAACTTTCAAATATTAAAATTGGGGATTCTATTAAATCTTTTGATGGTAACTTAGTTGTTATTAATGTACTAAACTATGAGGATGAAACTGATGTGTATGATATAATTGATTCAGGTAAATTACATTTATATTACACTAATAAGATTATTTCACATAATTGTAATTTTCTTGGGTCAGGTGATAATGTATTTGATTCTCTTTTAATGCAGAGAGTTAAAGAAAATATGATTAAAGAACCCCAAAATAAAATGATGGGTAATTCTTTATGGATATGGAAAGAACCTGTAATGGGACACAAGTATGTTATGGGTGTGGATGTCAGTAGAGGGGATAGTGAAGACTTTAGTTCTTTCCAAATTATTGATTTTGACACAAGAGAACAAGTTGCAGAATATGTTGGGAAATTACCTCCAGATACAATGGCTGAAATATGTTATAAGTGGGGTAATATGTATAATTGTTTTATTGTAATAGATATAACTGGTGGTATGGGAGTTTCAACATCAAGAAAATTACAAGAGTTGGGTTATAAGAATTTATATGTGGATGGGGTTGATTTAGCTAACAAATGGAAGTATGACCCTAAGGCATTGGATAAAATCCCTGGATTAAATTTCAATAACAAACGAGTTCAAATTATTGCTTCTTTTGAGGAAGCAATGAGACATGAATTTAAGATATATAGTTCAAGGTTATTTGATGAGATGAACACCTTTGTATATGTCAATGGAAGACCTGACCATCAAAAAGGACAACACGATGACTTAATAATGTCAATTGCAATGGCGACTTATGTTGCGGAATCATCATTTAGTAGTTTGGAAAAAGTTACAGAACAGACAAAAGCAATGTTAGAATCTTGGGCGGTATCCAACAATGAAAATATGGGAAAACAATTGGACTTTAATCCAGTAATTCCATTTGGACACGATAGGTTACAACAAAGAAATCAAAATGTATCAAAGGAAGATTATATTAAATACTCTTGGTTATTTGGAAACCAAAGGAGATAATATTTATAAAATAAAACAAGTATGGGTTTAATAGATAGAAAAAAATCAGGTAAAAAATTTGATGGTTCAAAATTAATTGTGGAAGGACAAGGAATATTAACAAAAATAATTAGTCCCCCTAATAAAATTCCATTTGGAAAAAAAACAACCTCAAGTTCTAATCAAAATCCGAATAATCAATAGTTTAAACTATTTAATTATTGATTTTAATTTTTAAAATTAATGTATGGAAAATAACGAAAAAAATATGACAGTATGGCAGAGGTTATCACAAGCCTTTGGCCCAAACGCCCTCTTAAATCAAGATTACCCAACGTATAAATTTGATAAAAAAGAACTTTTAAGGACTACATCAAAACAAGAATACGAAAAAGAATTATTACAAGCACAACAATCTTATTATTTAGGTAATCAATGGACAAAAATTGAGAGTAATCTTTATACTCAAGCAGTGTATTATGAACCAACAAGAATAGCATCATTTTATGATTACGAATCTATGGAATTTACTCCAGAAATATCAACAGCTTTGGACATTTATGGTGAAGAGTCAACGACAGTTGACCATAATGGTTATATGTTACAAATATATTCCGAATCAAAACGTATTAAAGGAATATTGGCTGACTTATTTAATAATAGTTTAGACATTAATACCAATCTTCCTATGTGGACAAGAAACACTTGTAAGTATGGGGATAACTTCGTTTACTTGAAATTAGACCCAGAGAAAGGTGTTGTTGGTTGTATGCAATTACCAAATATTGAAATTGAACGTTTTGAAAGAGGTATGACAGTTCATGGAGGTAGACAGAGTGTTGAAGAACCCGTAGACCAAAAAGGTTTGAGATTCAAATGGAAAGTTAAAGATATGGAGTTTAATTCTTGGGAAATCGCTCACTTCCGTTTATTAGGTGATGATAGAAAACTTCCTTATGGTACGTCAATGTTAGAAAAGGCTAGACGTATTTGGAAACAATTATTATTGTCTGAAGATGCAATGTTAATATATAGAACATCAAGAGCACCTGAAAGAAGGGTGTTTAAAGTATTTGTTGGTAATATGGATGATAAAGATGTTGAACCATATGTACAACGTGTTGCTAATAAGTTTAAACGTAGTCAAGTCGTTGATTCTCAAACAGGTAATGTAGATATGAGATTCAATCAAATGGCGGTTGACCAAGATTATTTTATCCCAGTAAGAGATGTTACCGCGGCAAATCCTATTGATACATTACCTGGAGGTACAAACTTGGGTGAGATTGCCGATATTGAATATATCCAAAAGAAATTATTAACGGCTCTTCGTGTACCTAAAGCTTTCTTGGGGTTTGAAGAACCTGTAGGTTCTGGCAAGAATCTTTCATTGATTGACATAAGATTTGCCAGAACAATAAATAGAATTCAGAAATCTATGATTGCAGAATTAAATAAAATCGCAATTATACATTTATTCTTATTAGGTTTTGAAGACGAATTAAATAATTTTACATTAGGATTAACAAATCCATCAAGTCAAGCTGATTTACTTAAAATTGATGTTTGGAAAGAAAAATTTTCAGTTTATACACAAGCAACAACAGCTGACCAAATTGGTTTTATGCCAACCTCAATTAGTTGGGCTAAAAAACATATCTTAGGATTCTCTGATGAAGAAATAAGGATTGATTTACAACAACAACGTATTGAACGTGCAGTTGGTGCTGAATTAACTAATACCGCAACAATTATAACTAAAACAGGTGTATTTGATAATATAGATAAATTATATGATACTATAACTGGTGAGACTCAAGGTGGAGCTCCACCACCTCCTCCTGGTGGAGGAGAAGGGGGAATGCCACCACCACCACCTCCTCCTGGAGGGGAAGGTCCTGAATTGGCTCCAGAATCATTCAAAAAGGATAACTTGAATATTTTATTAGAAAATGAATCATTGATTGACACTGACCAATTTATTGATTTATCTAGAGCAAGAAATTATTTGGGTGAAATGGAAAATCAACTAAAAAAACTTCTTAATGATTGATATTTATAAATAAAAAAATATGAAATTTGGAATTATAAAATCAAAAATAGAAAAATTACTAACCGAATCTTATTCAACTAATAAGTTTAAATCTGAAATGAAGACATTTAAAATCTTGGTTTTAGAAAATAAAAACATAAATAAATTATTTTATTTATATGATGAGTTGAATAATAACAAAGGAATGAATGAAAATATTGTTAATGATTATATTAATGAATGTATAACAATATATGAAAACACAATTAACAAAATATCTAAAAAAGATATAAGTTTATTAAAAACGTGGATTTCTGACGTTAAGTCTGAAAATACATACGAAAAAATTGATAGTTTGTTTGATTCAAATATATTAACTATTGAGAATAAAATTACAAATAGAAAATTAATCGCTGAGTCGTTGAGTAAGTCCCAACCAAAATCTAACGATATCATTAATTTACCGATTAGTTCAATGGTAAATTTAGCAAATAAAACAATTAATAATTATATTGAAAATTTAAACGAATCGGACAAACAAGAGTTAGTCAATTTTTTAAAAACAGATGAAAAAGATATGGAAAATTCATATCAAGAAATTAAAGAAAATGTTTTGAAAAAATTAAATAATATGTCAATTGATTCTGATTTAGAAACTAAACAAAAAATTGAAGAGTCAATAAATAAAATTAAAGTTGAAAAATTCGATAAGTTAAATTTTTTCAGACTTAAATCATTAAACGAAAATATTTAATTAAATTTACCTTTATTTCTTTCAGTATAAATCGCTTTGTTAATTACATTTCGTTTAATAACCGATGGTTTAGAAAATTCTTTTTTATTTCTTAATTCAGACATCAATTTAGTTTTTATTACCTTGCTCTTAAATAATTTAAGAGCTTTTTCTATTGGTGTCTTATTATCTACGTGTACAATTAACATAATCTTTAATTTTATTTTGTTTTATTATTATTTTTGACTTATTTAATAAATTTAATTACCTTTTTTTTAAATAAACAGAAATTAAATTTTTTTTTAATGAAAAAGGGTAAAACCTCAAAGATTATAGGATTCAAAAACACTAAAGTTACTTATGGTACAGTTGATTCATTTGAATTGAAATCAATTTACTTAAATATCCAAACTTGGGCTGAACCCCATAAAGATTCAGATAATTGGAACAGAGTGGTTTTAAATCAATCTAGGTCAATAAAACATACAATATTACGTTCAATAAACCACAATTTATTCAAAGAAAATTTTATAGTAGATTTAGACCTAAGACATAGTGGTATTAGTCTAGGGAAAAAATCATTTTTGAATCTTGAAATTAATTTATTCACAAATGTTGATAATCTTGACTTTAAAGATAATTCAATAAAAGAGTCTTTAAAGGAGTTAACAAAAAATATAATTAGTTCAAATTTTAACAAAAATGATTATTTTGAATTCTCAATAACCAAAAAGACTAAGTCCTCAAATGTATAAATATCAAATTTATGATATTTATGTTAAAAAACACATATGGACTTAAAAATAATTAAACCTGGAGAAATTGGTAAGGGAATTTTAATTGAAAATGACGGATGGATATCTCCAAGAACTGAACATAATTCATTTATATTAGAACAAAAATCTTATTTAGATTACTCTAAACCATTTGAATTTTTTGCTGTATTACAAAAATACAATACTCCAAATAGAAATGGTAGAATTTATCCAGAAAAGATATTAAAAAGAGAAGCTGAGAATTATAAAAAGATGATTCAAAAAGGAACATCTTTATCTGAATTAAATCACCCAGAATCATCTCTAATTGATTTAGATAGAGTAGCTCATATCATAAATGAAGTTTGGTGGGAAGGTCCTGTATTAATGGGTAAACTCAAATTATTAACATCCCCAGGATTTCACGAGAGAGGTATAGTATCAACAAAAGGTGATATGGCGGCAAACTATCTAAGGCAAGGTGTTACTCTAGGTATATCTTCTCGTGGTGTTGGGTCACTTAAAAAAGTTGGAGAACAAAATGAAGTTCAAGATGATTTTGAATTAATTTGTTTTGACCTAGTTTCTTCACCATCAACACCTGGTGCTTATCTTTTCTTAAATAAAGAAGATAGAGCTAGTTTAGATGAGAATTTAGATGATGATAAAAAAATGTCAATTGAAAGGAATGTAGGGGATAACGGAAACAAAGCACTTGATTTAATGAAAAAATTGTCTAAACTTGGGTATTAGTTAATCAAAAAAAATATATCAATATGGAAGATGGACAAAAATATTTTGTAGCGAAAATCTCAGAAGAGTTTACTGACGAAGAAACTGGAAAGAAAAAAAAGGTAAAATTGGAAAAATTGGTTATGGGGGTTTCACCAACAGATGTGGAAGCTAAAGTAACCAAAATTTACGAACACTATACCTTTGATTGGAGAATTACCGCAATAGTAGAAAGTAAAATTGATGAGGTGATTGAATAAAATTCACAAATTATTATGGGGAGACATTATGTCTCCCCTTTTTTTTTTGCCATTATTCAAATATTTATAATTGTTAAAAATATTTGGTTAAAAATCCATTTAACTAACTTTTTTTAACATCGTATATATTTATATAATAAAATAAACAAAAAACCAAGAAAATGGCTAAAGAAAATAATATTTTAGAAGAAGCAATCATTCAAATGAAAAATTTGGAAGAAGCGGTTGCTCAAAACGCAAAAGGAATACTTGCTTCAACTATGAAACAAGAAATCAAAGAATTGGTAAAAGAATCTCTTAACGAACAAGATGACGAAGAAGAAATCGAGGACGAAGAAGAGATGGATATGGAAGATTCAGATGTTACTGATGTTGAATTCCCTGAAGACGAAGAAGAGGAAGATACTGAAGAATATTCTGATGATGAATCAATGATGGATTATTCTGACGAAGAAGATGAAACATTGGATTTGACAAATATGGACACAGATTCAGTTGTTAAAATCTTTGGTTTGTTAGATGACTCGGCCGATATTGAAGTCGTTCCTGACCAACAAAAAGGTAATGTACATTTTAAAGATAATCGTACTAGTAAAGAATATATTGTTGTAACGGAAAGTGATGTAGATATGGGTGATGTATATTCTGAAGAAGATATGGATATGATGGAAATGGATTCAAATGAAATGGACATGATGGAAATGGATTTCGATAATGAAGAAAACGAAATTATGTACGAAATTGAAATGGATGATATGGACATGATGGAAATGGATGATATGGACATGATGGAAATGGATTTCGATAATGAAGAAAACGAAATTATGTACGAAATTGAAATGGATGAAGAAGAAGAAGAAGAAGAAGATGAGTTTGTAACTGAAGCTAAAAAATCAACTAAACCAAAAGGAATGGGTATGGGTTCAGCTTCTAAATTCAAATATGGTTCAAAACCAAATATGTCTGGTGGTTTTAAAGAAAAAATGAAACAAGGTCCTAAAGGTGTAGGTATGGGTTCTGCTAAAAAAGTAAATGTATACAAAGAAACACCAATTAAAGGTGACTTTAAAATCAAACCACACAAATCAAAAGAAACAAAAGAAGGTATGATGATGAAGCCTAAGAAAATGGAAACAAAAGAGGCAGCACGTACTTTAGGAAACGGAAAATATTGGGGAAGAGAAGGTCTACCAAAACCAAAAGCAGCACCTCGTCACATTAGAAAAGAATCTATTGACAATTCTGAACTTCAAATCCTTAGAGAAAAAAATGAAGAGTACAGAAAAGCATTAAATGTTTTTAGAACTAAATTAAATGAAGTCGCAATATTCAATTCTAATTTGGCGTACGCAACTAGATTATTTACTGAACATTCAACTTCAAAACAAGAAAAAATTAACATTCTACAAAGATTTGATGGTGTTGAAACTCTTAAAGAATCTAAAAATTTGTATAAAAGTATTAAAGACGAACTTACGACAACTAAGACTAGTCAAATTACAGAATCAATTGAAAGAACAATCGAAAAAACACCTTCAACAGGTTCGGCAGTTAATTTAATTGAATCTAAAACATATGAAAATCCACAATTCTTAAGAATGAAGGATTTAATGTCAAAATTAAAATAAACAATAAAACTAAAACAAAACAAATACAAAATGGGAGCATTATTAGAAAGCGGTCTTGTTGGTAATATTGGTTTAAAACACCTTAAAGTTATCAAAGAAGATACTATTAACAAATGGGATAGATTAGGATTCCTTGATGGCCTTAGAGGTCACCTAAAAGAAAATGTTGCACAATTATATGAAAACCAAGCATCATTCTTAATCAACGAAGCAACATCTGATGGAAGTTCTGGTTCATTCGAAACAGTTGTATTTCCAATCGTTAGACGTGTATTCTCTAAATTATTAGCAAATGATATCGTATCTGTACAAGCTATGAACTTACCTATCGGTAAATTGTTCTACTTCGTACCTAAAATCCAAGGTTATAATGGTGGTATTGATGGAAATCCAAGTAATACTTATTCAGGTGAACACTTTGCACCAATTGGTTCTCCAGGTAATTATGGTACTTCTGCTGCGGCTCAAAATTCTGGTTACACAGGACCTTACGCATACCAAAAAAATCTTTATGATTTGTTCTATGAAGGTGCTGAACCTGGTTTAAATCCTGCTGGTCTTTTTGATTATTCAAAAGGTCGTTGGTCTGCTATCACAGCTACTTCACAAGTACAAACTTGGTCTAATGGTACACTTATTTCAGCAACTACCCAATTTACGGCAAGTACTACAATTAGAAAAGTAATTGTTAAAATGTGTGGTTTTGCTGATGCTGGTGTTGGTAAACTTATCGCACCTGATGGTAATGAAATTGATACTGAATCATTTTTATCTGACCTTAAATTAATCGCGGCAACAAATAAATCTGAAAGTAGTGCATTGAGTGGTGACTCTTGTGGTTCAATTTTCAACGCGGATGGTACACCTAAATCATTGTTATTTAGAGTTGTTACTCAACAATATGGTAAAGGTATTGTTTCTCCTACATCAAATCAAAGAGGTACAACTTGGCCTTCAAATGGTGGTGGTAGTTATAACGACATTTGTGGTGTTGATGGTTGTATCTACTTAGAAATTGACCTTTCTTGTCCAGTGTGTGTTACTTGCGATAACTCAGATTCAATTGATGGTTATACTGGTACTACATTAAATGGTACTCTTTCAGGTAACGCGTTTACTGCTGTATTCAGAAGATACGAAGAACTTGAATTTGAAGATAAAATTGGTGAAGTTTCTTTCGACCTTGAATCAGTAACTGTTTCTGTAACTGAAAGAAAACTTAGAGCTCAATGGTCTCCTGAACTTGCTCAAGACGTTGCAGCATTCCATAACATTGATGCTGAGGCTGAATTAACTGCCCTTCTTTCTGAACAAGTTGCAGCTGAAATCGATAGAGAAATCCTTCGTGACCTTAGAAAAGGTGCTGCTTGGAACTTGAGATGGGATTACAACGGATGGAGAAGATTACAACAAGTAACTTCTTACACTCAAAAAGACTGGAACCAAACTCTTATCACAGCTATTAACCAACTTTCAGCTCAAATCCACAAATCAACTCTAAGAGGTGGTGCTAACTGGATTGTTGTTTCTTCTGAGGTTTCTGCAATCTTTGATGACTTGGAATACTTCCACGTATCAAATGCTTCACCTGAGCAAGACCAATACAATATGGGTATTGAAAGAGTAGGTACATTAGCTGGTAGATACCAAGTATATCGTGACCCTTACTTCCCACCTAACCAAGTGTTAATCGGACATAAAGGTACTTCACTTCTTGATACTGGTTACATCTACGCTCCGTATGTTCCACTTCAATTAACTCCAACAATGTATAATCCATTCAACTTTACTCCTATCAAGGGTATTATGACTAGATACGCGAAAAAAATGGTGAACAACCGCTTTTATGCGAGAATTACAGTTGATGGTGTTAGAACATTTGACTTACAAGAATTGAGATAGTAAATCTTAATAAAAAATGACGAGAGGGACAAGTTTTTGTCCCTCTTTTTTTTATTTTAAATTTAAATAATTGACTTTATGTTTGTATTATTTATATTTAAAATATATGAAACGAATAGAATTAGATAACGGAACGATTAATGAAATCATTAGATTATACAACGATGAAATGTTGGGTAGTCCATCTATTTCTGATAAATTAGGTATAAAAAGACATATTGTTTTACGTGTATTAAAAGAAAACAATGTTAAAGTTGGAGTGTCTGGTCAAAAATTTAAAGGAGGTAAAAAAAATGCAAATAAAAAATACCTTATTAAAAATAAAGAAAGATTGACTGAGTACCATAAAGAATGGTCAAAAGAAAATAGAGACCGACTCAATGAATACCACAAAGAATGGAGGGAGAAGAACATTGACAAACATAGGGAAGTAAAACGTACCTATCAAAAGAACAAAAGACATACTGACCCAATTTACAAACTTATATCAAATTTTAGAACTGCGATATACACTGTATTAAAGGAACATAATTTGGGTAAATACACCAATTATTTTAAAATGGTAGGTTATTTACCACAGGATTTAAGAACTCATTTAGAGAAACAATTTACTAATGGAATGAGTTGGGAAAATTATGGTAAATGGCATGTTGATCATATTAAACCAATATCTTCATTTACATTTAATAGTAGTGAAGATGAAGAATTTAAAGAATGTTGGTCTTTAGATAATCTTCAGCCAATGTGGGGAATTGAAAATATTAAAAAAAGTAATAAAATATTATGAAAAAAGGGGTAAGTTTTTAACCCCTTTTTTTTATTTAGGGTTAAAATTAAATGGATTGACTTAGATATTTATTATAGTATAATTAAATAAAAACTATGTCATTAACATTATCACAAATACAAAATATAATTCAGTTATACATAAATGAGGGTCACTCAACCCACAAACTAGCTGAACAATTTAAGGTAGGACATAAGAAGATTAGTCAAATCCTTAAGGACAATAATGTTGAAATTAAAAAGAGGGGTGGACAAATTAAGATTGGTAATAGTAGTGAATTAGAAAAATCCAAGATAAATAAATACATTTCTGAGGATAAGGAACTTACTGCTAAGTGTAAACAAACAAATATCATAATTAATGACCCCAACAATTTATCAGGAAAACTAACAAGACATATAATTGATTTATATGGGGATATTAATATTCCAACAAACACATATCAAAGAAAGAAATATGAACAAATCAATGGTAAAAAATGGTTTGAGGCATATTTTGATATAATAGAAATTGATAAAGATATAAAAAGAAAATGTGGGTTATGTGAATGGGAAACAACTGATATTAATAACAAATCTGGTTGTTTTACAAATCATATACAAGATGTACATAATATATCTCTTGATGACTATTTGATTCAATTCCCTAATGATATACAATATCACCAAAATTACATTAAAAAGACAGATAGAGATAAAGAATTATTATTACAAGAAAATTTCGTTATATGTCAATTGTGTAATGAAAAAATGAAATCTATTACTAATTCACATTTATTGAATAAACACAATATCACTGTTGAGGAGTACAAACTTAAATTTCCAAATTCAAAAATTGTATCAGAATCAACATCAAATGTTTTAAGTGAACTTATTAAAGAAACAAATATAAATTTTCAACCAACTTGGACATCAAAAGGTGAAACTGAAATTAAAGAGTTTATTGAAGGTTTGGGATTTGAAATTTATAAGGGGAAAAATAGAAAATTATTGGAGGGTAAGGAAATTGATTTGATTATACCAAAACTTAAAATAGCTATTGAATATAATGGATTATATTTTCATACTGAAGAAATGGGTAAAAATTCAATATACCATTTGAATAAAACATTGGCTTGTAATCAATTGGGGTTTAAACTAATTCACGTTTTTGAAGATGAGTGGATGACAAATAGAGAATTGGTTAAATCAAAACTAAAACATATTCTTGGCGTTAGTGATGGAATTAAAGTTGGCGCAAGAAAAACAATTATTAAAGAAATCATTAAAGAAGATAAGTCATATTTTTTAGATGAGTTTCATATTCAAGGAAATGATAAATCAGATATTTTTTATGGTGCTTATTATGATAATATTTTGGTTGGGGTTATGACATTCAATAGTCAAAGAAATATGACAAAAAATAATGATGGGGAATATGAATTAAGTAGATTTTCAACAAGACAAGGATACGTTATAAGTGGATTGGGTTCTAAAATGATGAAACAATTTATAACTGATTATTCTCCTAAAAGTATAATAAGTTTTGCTGATAGAAGATGGACTACAGATGGGAACAATAATATGTATATAAGTTTGGGATTTGAACTTGTATCAATATTAAAACCTACTTATTTCTATTATAGTTCAAAGATTAATCGATATAAGAGGTATCATAAGTTTTCTTTTGGTAAAAACAATTTAAAAAAGAAATATACTAATTTGGATTTTAATAAAAGTGAATCTGAGTTAACCAAAGAATTGGGATTTTCCAAAATATGGGATTGTGGTTTGTTTAAATATAAGATTAATTTTTTTGTATGATAGTGATATTTATAAATAAAAATTAATATTATGAATAAAAGTTATTCAAAAATAAAACATATACTGAATGCCAATCTTCTTTTAGAAAATAGATTATTGAGTGAACAAACGTATGGTGGTATTTCACAAGAGGCATTAAATGCAATACTTGCAGTAAGTGAAAAAAATAAGAAGGGATTTAGTGGTAGTTATCTTTTCCCAGCACAACAAACAGAAATTGATAATAAATTTGGGGAAGGAACTTATTCAAAGTTTTATAGAAATGGGGGTGAAACTTTATTGAAAACAGGAAAAAGTACATTTCCAAATATTTATAATACCGCAAAATCATTCGTTTTTGATTGGTCACAATATCCTTGTGTGAGTCAATCAAAAAATGTTGTACCAGTTACATTAAGTGATGGTACTATTGCTTATAAAGGTGGGGGATTTTATTATTATGGTAATAAAAGAAAAAGAAATATAGAAACAGGAGAAATGAGTGATTGGCATTGTGATCCAAGTAATACGTGGAAAATTAATGCTGGAGTTGACGCTAATACTCAAACTAGTACAACTAATGCTGCGGCTACAACACAAACTGGTGGAAATGTTTCATCAGGTATGGGTATGGTATTAATTACACCCCAACAAGTAGCTACATTAAGAACGAATGCGGGTTTAACAGGAACAGGAAGTTCATTAACTCAAAAAGATATAAATGATTTATATTCGATGTTTTTTCATCAATTACAAAAAAAATAACTAAATTAATATGAAAAGATTTAATATAACTGAGTCTGAAAAGAATAAAATTTTAGATTTATATAAAAATAGAATGTTGTCTGAACAAACAACTACACCATCTAATACCGGAAAATCAGTTCCTATTGCTAATGTTCAGATGGTAGATGGTAAAACAGTATCGAACGCACCCGCAGCCCAAACTCAAAATTATACTATAGCACAATTACAAGATTTATTAAGAGAAAGAGGATATAATGTTGGTATTTCTGATAGTAAATTAGGTACTAATACTTTGGCTCAGATTGAATCCGCTATTGCTTCTGTAAAAGGTTTTCAAGGTAAAGTAGACCAAGAAAGGCAAAAACAAGGTCAAATAACAACAACGACAACAACAAAAACACCATCAGTAAACATACCAGAACCTGAAAGACAAAAATCAAATGAACCTGAAATTACAATGAATAAATCTAATGATGGTTTACAAGGTAAAGCAAATAGCGGTATTAGTCCACTACCAAATTTACCAGTTAATAGGTATCAGAACAAATAATAAAAGAATATTAGGTGAAAATATTAAGTTGATAGATTGATGGGGAATTATTAATTCCCCTATTTTTTTTTATAACTTATAGATATTTATAAATAAAACTTTTATATGCAAAATAAATTATATTTCCTAGATGAAAATGAAAGAAGTAGGATACTTAATTTACATGAAAATAGGACTAATAAAAAATACTTAGTTAATGATGTAATATCTGAAATTGAATCCTTTATTTGGGGTGTATCAAAAGATGAAAAAATTTTATTTACAAAAACTAAAATATTTTTTATGGAGGGAGAAACTCCAAAATCGTTGGAATATAACCTAGAATCACTTCCACATCTTTTAAATGTATTAAAAAAAGAGTACGATAAAAAATTAACCGAAGGTAATATTAATTTGGTTAAATATTTTTCAATCCCTAGAAAATTTTTATCCGAGATTACAAAATCTTTAGATTCTGATATTCATAAAAAAATATTAAAAGAATGGGATGACAAATTTAATAATAACTTCCGATTACTTAATGAGAATGTTGAACTAATTACTGAGAGTTTAAAGACCAAAGAATTGTGGGATGAAGTTATTGTTTTAAGTGAACAATTTTGGGATTACCTTGGCAGAGGAGCTAAAGCTTTAGGTAACGCAGTTTGGAGTGGTGCAAAAGCTGTAGGTGGGGCGATTGTAAAAGGAGCTAAAGCTGTAGGTGGGGCGATTTTGAGTGGTATTAGTAGTGCGGCTAAAAGTATCATACTTCCAATTTTAAAACAAGGGGTATTACCTTTTTTAAGATGGATTAGAAGAAATCTTAATACATATATGGGGATGATTGTTGATGTTGTAGCGTCTTTGTTTCCTACTGTGGTTGTATTAAGAATAATTTGGGGTTTAATTGTAATGATGGATATATATGAAATCACATTTAATGATTACGACCCTAAAGACCCTGAGAGAAGTCAAGCACCATTTATGTTTTTAATTACTGATATAATTTCTTTAATATTTACTTCAGCTGTTGGTATGACAGCAAAGGTTGGATTGAAAGCGGCAATGAAAACTGGTGTAGCTAGTGGGCCAACTAAAAAAATATTAGCAAAATTAATTGATAGTTTACCGAAACTAAGAGGTTTTTTGGATAATGCAAAGGCATTTATAGTTAAAGTTTTTGGTCAAAACGCTGGGAAATTTATGTCTTCAGTATTTAATGGAATTGATACTATCATATCAAAATTGGTTAAATTCATTGAAACAACATTTAATTTTAAAGCTGGCGTTCAGGCTATAAAACAAACAGGAAAAGAACTTGTAACTAAACAAGGTGTAAAAAAATTAGTTGGTGGTGCTGTTGGTGGTTATTTATTGGCTGACCTTGCGAATTATCTAACATCAGGAAAGACACTTAAAAGAGGGGCGAAAGGGGATTTGGTTAAAAGTGTTCAGAGTGCTTTAATTGAGGTAACCAAAGATTACCCTCAAGTTAATTTTAATGGTCCTATTGATGGGGATTTTGGTGAAAATACTGAAATGGCAGTTAAAAAAGTACAAGAATTAATAAAAATTCCAGTGACTGGAGTTGTTGATTCGCAATTATCTTTACCTTTGAACTTGAATATATAAAATATATAGTAAAAAATAAATTAACATTAATATAATAAAAATGAATAAGAAGTTAATAAACGAAATTAATAGGATTCATGAACTTTTATTTCAAAAACAACAATTGAATGAAGCTATTGGACAACTTACAACTGCAGCCGTAAGAACTGCGATTAAAAATACAATTAAAGGTGTTTTGAAAAACATATTTAAGAATAATATAGATGCTGTTTTAAAAAAATCACCAAAATCTTTAGAACAATTGATGTCAATGGATGATTTGTTTAAAACAAGTAAAGATGAAATAATCGCTGCCTTAAAACAAGCTGACCCCAAAATCGCAAAAATGGATCCTGTTCAATTAGGTATGGCAGCTCGAACTCATTTTAAGGATTTAGTTAAGGACGAAAGTTCTGTTATTGCTAAAGAATTAGTTGATGATTTAGGCAAGGCTGGAGTTCCTGTTAAAAGTGGAACATTAGTATCTAAAACAGGTGGGGCATTAGTTAAATCCGCACCACCGATTAAAATACCTGGTCCGGGTGATTTTATATCGAGTGCACAATTTTCTGATGATATCATTGATTGGACTAAAGTCACAAATGGTAAAAGTATGGCAGAGTACAATAAGGTAATATCAGATGCAATTAGAAGAAGTGATTATAGCCTTATTTCTAAAGGAGGATTTGAAAAATATGGAATTCCTAATTTTAGAGAATTTTTGGAAAAAGGTATAAATAATGAAAAGAGGATGATGATTGACCCTATAAAGGGTTGGTCTTTTGACTTAAAAAAAGAGTTACCAAGCGGATTAATATCTACATCAACTAGTTCATTGAAAAAAGAATTACCTAATCAATTATCATTAACATCTAGTAATGTATTAAAAAAATTAATAGGAAAAGATACTAGTGATTTTACAAAAATATTTGGTAAAGATGAAATAATCCCTAAAGAAACTATTGAATTAATTTTAAAAAATGGGGATGATGTAAAAAAAGTGATACAAAATGTAACTCCTGATAGTGCAGTAGTAGTTAAAAATGTTGTGCAAGAATTGGGTGACCCTAGTAAAGCTAAATCGTTGAAAAGCGGGTTAATGGGGAAGGCTAATTTTTTATTCAAGAAGTCAGAACTTATTAATAGTTTAAAATCTTGGGGAGTACTTAATGCCGCTGGAAAAATGACAAATGTCGGTTGGTTGTCATTAATTGTGTTAGGTCTTGGTTCAGTTGCAATGTATGGTGCCTTACAAGAAACAGGTGTTGATATGACAGGGATTCCGAATCCTGTTGACCCAACATTACCAACAGACCCTACTGGTGGAGAAACTGGTGGAGGAGGAGGTTATAGTGGTGAAAGAAAATGGAGGTCAATGGGTCGTAATTATGATTCTCAAATTTTAACAGCCCTTGGAAAAACTGGTAGTGATACATTGACTGATGATGATATTAAAGATATTTATAATAAACTAAAAGCAGCTGGAAAAATTAAAGGATAGATTATGAAAAGATTTATAATAACAGAAAACGAAAGAAAAAACATATTAAAAATTTATGGTATTCTAAAAGAACAAGATGAAACTTCTTTAGATGCAACCGCAATGTTGGATAAAATTCAAAGTTCATTGGGTACTAATAATGATGTGATAATAGGACCAAGTACAACTAAATTAATTGTTTCAGCTTTACAAGGTACTAGTTCTACATCTGATTTTTCATGTGTTAAAAATCATCCTAATGTTGAAGTGATTGAAAGAAATGATGGTACAAATGAGTATCAAATTGGCGATTTACTTTTCCAAAGAAATGGAACTTATTATGATTTAAATGAACCAAATAAACCATTAACATATAAATGTAATGGTAATATTATCCAAACAAGTAATCATAAAGACATTACAAGTGAAACTAAAAAAGATAATACTGAAGAAATTAAAAAAATGATTGCACGATTACGTGATGAACGAGAAGCGACCGATGAACAATTAAAAAGTGCTTTATTAAAAAAATATTCTAAAGAAGACATAATAAAAGCAGACCCAAGTTTAGAACCATTATTTAATACTACTAGTACTGAAACAAAACCAGAAGCTAAGGTTGAAACCAAACCACAAATGTCAAATGGTGAAATGCTTGGAGATGAGGATAATGTTTTTAGTCCAATTTTAGATAAATTTGGACCTAAACCCAATATTACACCTGGTAAATAACCCTAATACATTTTGAAATGACTTCAGCTTCACCGATACTATAGATTCCAGAATGGTAAGCGTGTTTGACAGCTTGAATTAAAAGGTGTATTGATTGCTCTTTATCCAAAGTTTCTAATAATGTTTCTAAATGGGTTTCGGTAAGTAAAGGAACTGAATTAAATAATTTACCATAGATATTTTCTTCCATATTTTTTTTATAAAATGATAAACAAAATAAAAAGTATAGTCAAACAAATATTAAAAGAGGCAACTAGTGATGCTAGTGGTAGTAGAGGTTCATTTATTACTCCTCTAAGAATGGGAAAGAGAATATTTAAAAAATCGGAATTAGGACCATATAGTGAATCTGTATCAAAATATTATAGTCAAGAATTAGCAACTGATAGTTATGATGGTAAAATGGATACATCCAAGAAGGACATCAAAAAAATTGAATCTAAGGCAAAAAAAACTTCAATCTATGCCAAGAATCATCCAATACAGAATGATGATGATGGTGAAGTAATTAACCCCTATCCAAAGGGTAAATCAAAAAAAATAAATGAGGCGACATTTGGATATGGTGGTGAATATAATGCACCGATTGAGATTGGGATGAAAAAATGGAAGAATCCTGAATTACAACCATTTTCAGATTTTGTTGATACTGAAGTAAATAAAATTAAAGTTAAATCAACAACCAAAAACAATATAAGAAGAACTGTTGGAATGTGGGAGAAAGGGAAGGATGGTAGTTATAAAATTGATAAACATTATGTCCATACCATTAATGAGTGGGATTATGAAGAAGCTCCAATATTAACTGAAGATTTGGCTGTATGGTTTGGAACAAAGAAAAAACCCAAGGGGTCATCACAACCTAAAGGGCCTTGGGTTAATATCTGTAGAAAAGTTGATGGTAAACATCCCCCTTGTGGGAGAAGTGAGGCTGATACCAAGAGTTACCCTAAATGCAGGGCGGCAGGTGTTGCGGGTAAGATGTCGGACTCTGAGAAGAAATCGGCTTGTGCTCAAAAACGTAGAGCTGAAAAGAAAGACCCTAAAATTGGTACTGGTAACAAACCAACTATGACTTCTTACAAACCTAAGAAATAATTATTGTCTTATTTTATTAAGTATTACGTCCAAGGAGTGAACAATTTGTGACATAATTTCATCCTCATCTTTTTGACGTATTGTTTCAACTTTTTCATCGTACATTTTTGTAAACCTATCATAATTTCTATCACTTATAACTATATCATGATGATGAACGTGGTTTGTTATGCTTAATAATCTTCCATCCAATATTAAAAATAACCCCAAAGTTTTATTTATGATATATCTTTTTTTGCTTAAAAAAGTAAGTCGGAAACTAGAATCTGGATGTAGAATCAATAATCTTGCAATTGACATACATTTTTTTTGAGTCTAGGAGACTTTGTCATAATCTGGGTTATTCATTTTTCTATTGAAAAGAACCCATTTAACGTAACTACGTTTTAAAAACCTTTTTATAAATTTTTTCATAAGATATTATTTTTTGATTCATCACAAAGATAAAAAGGTTTTCATTATAAAACAAAAAAAGGTAGAATATTTTTCTACCTTTTTTATATGAAAAAAATAGTAATTAACAATAAGGTGGTGAACATTTCTTTTTACCATCTAATCCCTTGAATCTACCCTGACACACTTGTACGGCAAACGCATTAGAATAAGCTGAGGGATAGACTTTATATTTAGCTTTCGCTGCTTTATATCCTCTTGCACATAGTTTTGTTCCAGTTTTCTTTTTTCCTTCATTCATAACCATATCTTCTTCATCAGAATGTTTGGTTTCATTCATCATAAAGTCAAATACTTGGTCAAGATTTTCTTTGGCTACTGTAATATGGTCATCGGCCCAATCGTGACCATCTTGGAGAATTTGTTCTACTTGCATTGGGTCTAATTCTAATAACAATTGTGCTTGTCTTATCATTTGTTCAAGATTACTGAAAAACATATAGTTTTGTACTTTTCCATAATCTTTTTCGTTAACTATTTTTTTAACTAGATTGTTAAGCTGTGATTCTGTAATTCTCATATAATTTAATTGTTTAAACCATTAATTCCACCCAATGTGATTGCATTTAGTTGAATAACAACATTATTTTGTCCATCAGTCCAAATTGGGTGTGGAGGAATGATTTCTTGAGTTGTACCACTACAAATTTCACATATAATAACTTCTGTATTTGCACTAGTACCTGTTGGATAAAAATAATTTGACATAATGTTTTATTTATAAATATTTACTTTTTATTTATAGTTCACAATTTGGAACTTTATTTGTCGTTTATATGTATTAACTTCCCCACTACTTTCAACTTTAATATCAATATAATATTCATTTGGAATTTTATCTCTTGTGTCAAAGATGAAATAGTATTCATTAGGAGTTCTATTAATTTGAGTCCAATCTTGAACTTGAACTTCGGTTTGTCCTTCTCTAACATACACACGATAATAAGTACTTACTTTTGGTAATAATTTATTCGTTGTATAAGCTTGTTTAATAATAACTCCAACTTTTCTTATGTTGGTATTGAATATCTTTTCATCTTGTTTAATACCATAATAATCAAAACCATATATTTTGGGGTCTTGAGAACTTGTACCAATTGTAAATCCATTCTTAAATGGTTGTAATGTAAAATCATTAAGTACATTAGGTAATGGGAATCCATTGTAAGTTAATCCAGTCCACTTGTCTGAGAATGTGCAAGGTGTTTTATAACCAATAAGTGGTGGTATTGTAATTTCATAAACACCTTGAGTTTTTTGACAACTTGTTAATGCGGATAAACTTGGTATAACATTTCCTGTGTTATCAAGAATTGCGACATTTGGTGGGGTATCTAAATTTATTGGTTTACCATCTTCGTATAAATAAAGATATAATTTATTAACTCTCCCTAATGTAAAATTATTTCTATCGTCATCAATTAAGTCATCATATGATGTCTCTAAATATGGTTCATAAAATGTTTGTGTATGTCTTGTAAAGAATTGAACTTCATATGTTTCACTTAACCCGCCTAATAATTCAACTTGTGGTTTAAAGGCTATTCCCCACCCTGTGACACCAGTTAGACTACCATTTAAGATATTATTGATTTCATTGGACATATCAAAAGAAATATCTTCGTTCCCAAATTCAAAATGTTGTTCATCAACAATTGTTAAAGAGGAATAAGGAGTTGAACCTGTATTTATATTTGAATAAATACCTGATTGTTCCCAAGTCCCCAAAGTTGTAGTTTCATACCAATTAGAAGGTCTTGTTGAATAATTTCTATCAATCCCACTAATATCATATTGTAAATCCGCATAATCATAACCAACACCTTCATCCCAATATTGGGGTTGATTTGGGTCATTGTTAATAAAAGGTATTCTAAATAATATTAAGTCAAATGATGTTGCACGTCTTCTACCTTGTGAGGTAAAAGTATTAATTAATTCTAAATCAAATGTTGATGTATTTGTTATTCTAAGGGTGTGTACTAAATTATTAGTACAACCTGTTGATATGATTTGATTTAAAATTTTTTCTTTTAGTAGAGTCAAATTTAAATCAAATATAAATCGGCTATAACCAATTGGATATTGTGATGTTGGTAAATTACCATAGAATAGTTCAGTTACAGGATTTCTTCCAGTATTTGTAAAACTATTAAATATTATTGTATTATTCCTTTTGAAATAAGAATTATTAATTGACATGTATATGTTTTATTACATAAATATCAATTAATTCGAATATTTTGATTTAATATAGTATTTCTTGCATTAGATAACAACTGACCAATTTCAGCAATTGATTGTTTATTTTTGGCAGCAATAGGTACTGGTCTCATACCATGAAAAGGATGTACGTGCCCTTCAATAAAGTCATAAATTTTATCTAATAATTTTATTAATTCTTCACCTCTGACAGTTGCATAAGTTTGGGATTCAATACTAGTTGTAGGGTCACCAACAAACTTATCTTGTGGTATTCCATACAATGTATCTTTTAATGATATTTTTTTACCAACAGGATTTGCGGAATCTTGAGATAACAAAAATATTTTTTGTGCACCCATAACACCATAACTTATTGGTTTATCAATAAATGTAATGGGCTGAACTTTTTCAACGACTGGGGAAAATTGTTGACCAATTAAAGGAGCGTCATTGTTACCTTTACCTGAAACCAAAAATGACCCTGGTACTCCATTACCCTCAACTATTTTAATTTTATTTTTAAAACTTAAATAATTATTTGTTTCAGTTATTTCAGTTATAGTACCTCCAGTTGAAAACCTTTCACCTATCTCGTAAGTTTGTTTAGATGGTGTTACGAAAAATGGAATTGTATTTTTAAAATTTGTTTGGTTAAAAGTATAACCTACAATTATAATCTCTTGTTGATAAACACCTTTAATAAATGAATTTATTAAATAAACTGCATCATCTAGTGTTTTTGAAGTAAATGTTAATGTATCTAAAGCAGTACCAAAATTAGTTCCAACTGATAGTTTAGTTATACTTTCACCATTAAGATTAGCGGTGTTAACTTCTAACGATGGGATTGTGTTATGAATACTTACAGAACCATTAAAATTGTTAAATTGTGTGTCTAAGTTATCAATATTCCAAATTATAATTTTTTTTGCTATTTGTACATTTTCTCTGAATGTAATTCTAGTTTCTTCGTCACCTATAACTTTATCTTGAGTAAAGTTTGATAGTTGAATAAAAGCTCTAAATTCATTAGGTGTAGGTAATGTTTCAGGACTTAAATTATTTGATTTTCCCGCACGAATTAAAACTTCATTATCTTTTAATACTAAATCTGAACTACCTCTACTTAATAAAGCATTATCCCCAGGTTTTGGGAATATACCCTCAACACCCAATTTATAACTACCATCTAATGGATTTCTAAGACTTAATGTTTCTTGATATCTTACGCCAGTTGCTAAATATTTTTTCGCACCTTCAAAGTATTCCAAATTGGAACTTAATGGTGACGAAAATGGTCCTTGGATATAAAACTTATTTTCTTTATCAAATTTTTTATTTTGATAAATTATATGAACATATTCTTGTTTCTTAGGTATTTGACTTAAAAAGAATGGTAGTAGTGGTAAGAATAAGATTGGGTCACGACTAGTCCATTTGTCAGTTTCTTCGTTCCAATTTTCAACGGAAGCGAGTAGAGCACTATAATCTTCAGTCTCAGGTATAACTCGTAATCTACCCAACATCATTGGGTCATCATTATCGTATACTATACCTGGGAATATAATTTGATGTTCATTTTCAGGTCTTATATTCATTTCTTAATTCTATTTTCGTATTCCTTTAGTATTGTATTATAAGTTAACTCCAACTTATCCAAATGGGTTGTTAATTTGATTAATGTTTCTTTTGTGTTTTCAAAATCTTCTGAAATAAAATCTAAGGCAAACATCAAATCTTTATTTGAATGTGATTTATAATCTTTGACTATCTTTAATACTTTTTCAGCACTTTCTTTCTTATCCATATTATAAAGATTTACCGAATGCGTTTGATGGTAATGATATACCAGCAGGAGTAATTGTCAATGGTGGAATAGCTACTTGTAATTTTCCATTTTCAGCGGTTTCATTTGCCGCGGCTTTTAATTGACTAAAAATACTAAGTATACCTAAATTTGGACTTCCATCAGGTAAAGCTCCTGTTGGAATACCTATTTTTTGAAGTCCTTCAATTGTTCCAATAAATGCTCTAGTTTCAGAAAAACCATCCAATAAACGAGTACCAAATAATAATGGTAATGGTATTTCGTTACCAAAACCTGTTGTTGCAATCTTTAATAACCATAATAATTCATCAATTACACTTTTGCATTTTCTCCAATCACTAATAAATTCTGCAACAACAATTAAAATTTGTATTAATTTTAGAATCATAATTAAACGTTTATCAGCTTTCTCTTTAGCTAAGTCTAAAATTATTTGTTGGATTAGATTTTTGATATCTTTTTTAATTAACTCAAAAAGTTCTTGAACAAATATAGCTCCTATTTTTGAAACTATATTAATAAAGAATTTCTTAAATTGTTTAACGAAATCAACATAATTGTTAATTTCATCAAGAAGGGTCTGTCCTATAGCTTTTAACATTGTAAAGATTGGTAAAAGTACTTTAGGTGATAATAATGCAGTTACAAGTCCTTGTGCGATTAATTTAATAAAATTAAAATCAACCGCAACTTGAATATTTCCAGTTATAGCTAAACCTTGCCATTGTGGATTATTTGTTAACGTGGTTGTTATAGAATCGGCAGCATTTATTAAATCGTTATCAGGTACTAATCTTAAATTTTCTAACGCCTCTAAAACAGCTACAGAATCAACTGGTAGTTTAACATAATCACAATTTTCATATTCCACAACACCATTTAGTATGTTGTCAACATTTTGTTGTATATTCCTTAAATCTAAATCAGTAAATTCAAAAAATGATTCATCAATACCATCCAATTCAGCTACTTTAGCAACACCACTAACATCAATTTCTTGTCTATTATCAAAACAAAGTCCTAAAACTCTTTGTAAAAAAATTCCAAATTTTGTAGCATTCTCAACTTGAGTTATTCCAAGTGATGCTTGTATTGATATTGCCCCAGTTAATGCTTCTAATATTGCTGGAATTATTGTTTCAAATTCAATCACTTTAATTGTTCTATAATAGTCAGTTAAGAATTCACCAACTTTGTTAGCCCCCGTTAATCTATTTGATAAGTTAATCTTAAACCATCCACCAGGTTGTCCAAGATATTGGGGTTCAAATTGGATGTTAAATAAATCTTGACCAGATTCTCCTTTATATAATTGTCCGTTATCGACTGAATATGGTTGTGTACTTTGAATCCTTTGATATAATTCCCTATTCATTGAGAATGGGGTTGTTTGAACTTGGATTGGTAGTTTCTCATAGAGAACTTTACCAGGACTTTCATTGGGGTCTAATTTTAATAAATTAGCAATATCAATTGACCCAACTTTAATCCAAATTTCACTAGGGTCAAATGTTTGTTGTTGGTCACAACCAATAGCATTAAGAGCTTCTTCATTTAATATTTCAGATATTTTGGGTTCAATATTTTTAATTGTTTGAAGAAGGAGTCTTTTAATGTACCTAGTTGAGTTACTTCCTTTTCCCCCAGTTATGTTATTAATATCTAATAATTGTTCAAATTGATTTTTTAAATCTCTTTGATATTTTTTTTTAGTTTCTTTTAATTTGTCAATAGTTTCAGTAACACCAACTTTGGATTCTTCAAAGGAATCTCCAGCGGATTTTTGAATCCCGTCATAATCTTTTTTTAATTCTTTGTAAGCTTTTGTTGCCTCAATTTTATCCTTAACTTTTTTGTAATCAAATTTTAAATCTAATGACATCTATTTTTTCATTTTGTAAGTATTATCAGTTTTTGAAATATCTCTTTCCATTAAATCCTTGATTATATCATCATTAACATCTATATCTGAAATAGAAAATGATTCTTTAGTATTGTTTGTTTTTTCCCAAACTGATGATTGTAACTTAGACAAGGTCAATTTTTTCTCAACACAATCATTGATTATCTTTTGTTGTTTTTCAATAACAGGACCTATAAGAGTCATGTCTTCAGGTTCTTTCATCATTGTTAACATTTTATTTTGAATTCTAATTGCGGTATTTCTTTGTTCAACCAATTCATTATAAATCTCTTGCATCAATGAAAGAATGGATTCTTTTGAGAGATTAATTTCTTTATTTTGTGGTCTAGGCATATTTTTTATTCTTTAATCATTTTATCTATCATATCTACATAAATAGTTTTAAATTTTTTTATTGAACTTCGAATTTCTTTGGTAGATAAATTAGTCATTTCTCTTAATGAAAGAAGAATAATATTTTTATTAAATTTGTTATTGGATGTCCCAACAAATATTTTATCATAATTTAAGAAAATTTCATATAACGCTTCACCTAGTTTTTTTTCACTTTCATTCAAATTTTCTTTTTGTAAAAAACATTCTAATGATAATAGAAAATTTTTAATAATATCCATAGAATCAATATTATCATTATCAATTGAATACGAATAGTCTGAATTGTTTTCCAAGTCAGTTGAAATATCTTCATAAGATATTTTTTTGTTCATATCTTTTTGGTCTTTAATAATTTGACCCATAAGATAGTTTTTACAAATTGTACCAAAATAAGAATAAGCCTTTTTTTCTTTGGAAGGCTTAAACTTATCTATTTTGGTCATTAAAAAAGAATGTGTGTCGGTGTGTAGTTCGTTAAACTCCATATCCTTTCTGTATAATTTATATCTTCGTATTATTGAAGATATCATTTTATCTAAAGGATGTCTTAAAAAATCATTGTAAATTTTGTTTTTTTCTTCAAATGTTGTTGCGTTTAAATAATTAACAACTGCAATTTCTTCTTCAACATCAAAATAATTTTTTTGTTTTGACTTTCTTTTCTTTTTTAATTCTAAATTTGTTTCACTAGGTAATACTATAGATTCAGACATTAATTGGGTTGTGATTCAAAATTTATTTTTCTGTCTTTAATGAAGTAATATTCTTTCTTAGCGGAATCCAACCAAAATTTAACTTCATCTTGACTTAATTGATTGTCACCATTTTTATAGTTCCAAAATATTGATCCATCTCTTAAGTTAGTATGTTTGTAACCAATTTTAGGAATTGACATTATTTTTAAAGAGTTATGTGTTAATCTTAAAAACATCTCATATCCAAAAGTTAATTTAAAGGATGGTTTTAATCCACCATAATCCTCAAATGATGATTTTTTAATTACCATACCTGATAGTTGAAAATTTTGGAAATCTTGGAGTACTTCATTGTTTAATATTCCCATTTCATTAGTAATATTCAATGCAAATGTCGCTTCATTAGTGAATCCTACAAATTTCCCCATTTGGTCAGTATCAACCACAATAGGTAAAAATGCACCAACTTCAAGATAAAACTCAGAGTATTTTTTGACATTTTTAAACCAGATGTTTGAATATTCATCATCAAATTCATAGAAAGAAACCCATTTAGAATTTGCAATACTTACACCATAGTTTATTTGTTCTGAGAAATTACATGGTTTAGTCCAAACAGATTTAACAACGTTTAATGTTGAAAAATCATACAAATCCAAAAATTCAACTAGAGTAGTTTCATCCGAGTGAACAATAATCAACTCATTAATTTGAGTTTTTTGTTCAGTTAAAGATTTTATTGCTTTTTCAAAATATTCAGAAAAGTTTTGAGCTTTTGCTGACTTAATTGGTAAAATTACCGATACATCAAATTTTTCCATATTTTTATTCTGTTTCTTGAAATTTATTTAATTGTTCTTCAAATGAAGAAACTCTTTTTGAGACATAACCACTAAAAGTCTCAACAACTAAAGATTGGAATTCTTCTTTAGTTTTTTCTTCTCTAATTGTTTTTTTTATACCCTCGTACATTTCATCACTGATATTATCTTCTAACCAATTTTGTAAGAAGTCAGCAACAAAATCTACTATTTGGATTTTATTATTAACCCAAATTCCATTTTCTTCATTCATCCAATGTGGTACTAAATTTGGTGCTAAACCTAATACAGGCACACCTACTTTCATAGATTCTAATGGGAATGTACCATAACCACTTGTATCGTCAATCCAAACAGATAAGAAACAATCTTGAAGAGTCTTTCCGAAATCAGCTTCACTTAGACCTCTCATATCTTTAAATGTAATCCATCTATATTGAGGAAACTTAATATAAAAACTTTTGATTAGATTTAATGTATCTCTTTGGTCCCTAGAATGAACCGCGATAATTGGTTTTGCTGGGAATTTTTGAGGTTCAAAACTATCAGAAATGTATGGTGGAATTACATCAATTGATGTTCCTCTCATAACATTACTAATAAATTCTTTTTGGAATTCAGATGTTGTTATACATTTATGAAACCCATATTGTCCCCAAGTTGCACCTGGTTGTAATGTTTCTAACATATGGTCATATGCTTGACATAAAACAATTTTACCGCAAGGTAAATTTTTTATTTGTTCCATAACAAAACCATAAAGTTCTGGTATAATAATAAAATCTTCAGGTGAAATCTCAAGATTTTGACCCTCAATTGATTTATGCGGTAATGTTGAGTATTCATCCCCTAACCAAAGAGAAACTCCCATATAGTCACTTTTCTCGTGTAACATAATGGAATTATACCCCACGTCCAATAATGTTTTTGCCATTCTATAAATGTATGCAACAGACGCTTTAGCATTACCTTTAGTATCTTGTACTAGAAAATAAATTCTTGATTTTTTGTTTTTTAAATTTTCAATAGATTTTTCTAATTTTACTAATTTTTCTTGTTCCATATTTAAATTTTATTGATTAATTTTTTATACAGTAATGAATTGAAAGCTAATCTAAATGGCATTGATAATTCAGTGCTTTTCATACCTAATGCTTCATCAGCTTCTTCATTTTCAACAATAAGTGTTTCTGTCATCATTTTAACCATTTCATATTTAACAACACTTATATGATTCTGTGGTACACCGGTATAGTCGGTTGGGGGTTCTACATTGATATATTTTTCAATCGCGTCAATATCAAAGTAATAATTTTCACCTAATATTTTTAACATTCTATTATTTGTTTTAAAATTCCTTTTAAATCTTTAATTGATTTAATGGAAAAATCTTTATTTATATCCATATTATAATCTGTTTCAAATTTTATTATAATTTTATCTTTTGGATGATGTAATAATAAGTTAGGATTTGCTGTAAGTAAAACATCAAATTCATTCCAAATTGAATTTATTGTGAAATTGGAATAAAAAAATACTTTTTCTAATTCACAACCAAATTTGGATAAAAAGAAAAGTGTTGCTGGTTTGGATTTCCCAATCTCATCTGATAATATCATAAAATCCCATTGTCTCCTATTCTCAACATATACATCATTTAAATCATTAAATGTTGTCATTTCAGTTGATGGTGCATGTCCAAATAACTCCATACAATATTCTTCATACATAAATGAATAATACTCTTCCTCACTTTGGAAAGCAAAATGATTTTGTAAATCTAATGTTGTTGTTGGGGATAATATTTTATATTCAAATGGTTCTGAGATTGTCTCCAACTCAGTATTTCCAGACAAGTCAATTGTGTAAGTTTGAGATGGGAATTCTTGATAACCATCTATTAAGTGTTTTTCATATAAATGTTTGAATTTACCAATGGTGTCTCTTAATACACCATTTACATCAATAGCAATTCTCATAATTTCTTGTTTAATATCTTTCTAAAATCTTAGTTATCAAAGGATTTCTTACAACATCATTTAAAGTAAATTTAAATATTCCTATATCATCTAAATCAGTTAATCTATGTATGGCGTCATATAATCCAGATTTTTCAACTTGTTTAAACTTATCAGTTTGATCAATATCCCCACTAATAAAAAATTTACTATTGAATCCAATTCTTGTTAAAATTGTTTTCATTTCATTTGGGGTTGTATTTTGAAATTCTTCTCCAACTAATATTGCATTGTCAATATTAAGACCTCTAATAAATGAAATTGCCATAACTTCGATAACACCAATTTCTTCAAGTTTTTTTGTCGCTTCTTGACCTATTATTTTTTTCAATAAATAAAAAGAGGCGTAAACATATGGGTCCATTTTTTCTCTAACGTCACCAGGTAACAATCCAATAGTTGAATCACTACTTTCTACTGCAGGTCTTAATATGATTATTTTTTCATATGGTGCATTTAGGTCAGATATTAAATCAACCGCAGCTTTTAATGAAATATAACTTTTACCTGTACCAGCGGGACCTGAGCAAATCGTTATTTGATTTTTTTTCAACAAATCATAATATATTTTTTGATTGTCAGATAAGAACTTTTCTTTGGATTTCTTTTTGATTATTTCACAAATAATCTCCTTTCTTGTTTTTTTTGTTTCCTCGGTATTTTGAGGTTGTGTTGGTTTTTTTCTTGTTGCCATTTATCGTTAATTAAACTAATTTATTATAAAAAAAATTATAAGCAAATAAATCTTCAATTTCATTTTTATTATGTTGGGCAAAATCACTAATATCCCTAAACGTTCCAGTGTCAGCTCTGCCTCTATCACGTTTTTTAACAAATTCATCTTTTGTTTTACAAAAATAATGATTAATTTGGGCGACATCGATTGGGCCATTATGATTAAAAGGTGAATTGTCAATTCTTTTAAAATTAGTATCCACGCTTTTTCCATTTGGGTTATGTACGTGCATGTAACCAACTTTTTTTAAATTAACAATACTCTTAATGTGTTCATTAGGTATTGTGCCTCTTTTAGTAAATCTTTTTATTACACTAAATTCTTCCGAACTTGTTAAACCATTATCACCAAATAACACCCAATTAATCCCAATTGCATCTTCATTTTTGTAATCTGAAATGAAGTTAGAAATTGTTTTGTGTTTTTTTAAAACTAAAAATTCATCAACATCTAAAAAAGCCGCCCAATCATAATCATTTCTATATTGTCTTATAAAATTATTATATGCTGGTAATTGTTGTACCACTCCAGGTGTTGGAACAGTTACAACATTTTCATTTTTTATTTTTGATTCCCAATCGTTTTCATATATGAATATTTTATGAAATCCTAATTTAATGTGATAATCCACCCATTCTTGAATATAAGGGTCTTCGTTTTTTGCAATACAAACTAATGCTATTTTCATATTTAAATTTTAATCCACCATTGTTGATGACCTATAGTGTTTATGTTTTCTTCACCAAAAATTTCGTTAACTGCTTTTATTACTCCAGGCCAACCTAAAACATAATCATCACCACAAATAATACCACTTTTTTTTAATTTAGGTAACCAAGAAATGATATCCAACTTAACTGACTCATATTCGTGTGATGCGTCAATATATATAACATCAAAAAATTCATTAGGATAATTCTTAGATTCATCCACCGATTCATTTTTAATCAGATTTATTTTGTCTAAAATTGGTTGTAAATTTTCTCTACAGATATTATAGTAATCTATAGTTTTATCGTGTTCTAATGACCCTAAAAAATGGTCAACTGCATAATATTCATAATTAATATTTTCATTTGTTAATATAACATTCCACATCGCAGTGCAACGACCTTTAAAAACCCCAATTTCTATTATCTTAAGTTTTTCAAAATTGTTATTCAGTAATATACTTTTTAATAATTTACCTTGATCGGTTTCAGTTGAGTACCCATCAATTTTTTGATAAAAATGTTTCATATTATATAATTGTTTTAAACCAAGAACCATCCCCATATGTTTTATATGGTGAACCTAATAACTCATTAACCGCTATTTTTACTCCAGCAATATGTGGATGTTTTTTTATGAATTCATCAGTATTATAATCGTGTCCTGAAATTATTTTTTTGGTTAGTGGTAACCAATGTTTAATATCAGCAATAACACATTCGTATTTGTGACAAGCATCAATATAAACCATATCGCATTCAATTGAATAATCTGTAGAATAACCTTTAATTTTTTGAATATTATCTACCAATTTTAATCTTAAATCAAATTGTTCTTCTACATCAATATAATCAGCCATACTAGCTGAATCTCGATTATCATACCCGCCTTCCCAAGAATCAATACATATTATCTTACCTTTAGGAAATTCTTGAGCGAAAATTAAACTACTTTCACCCATATATGAACCTAGTTCAACAATTGTTGGGGATTCACCTAAAATTTCTTTTATATCATTACAAAATAATCTTAATTCTTTTTCAGAATCAAAATCTCTCATAATAGTTTTTAACATATTTATAACATTTTAAATTTAGGACTAAGTTTATTTAAATTTTTAATTACAAAAGGTAATAAATTATGTTTATAATCTTTTTGTAATTTATCTAATTTTTCAGAATCTTCATTTCTTGTCTGACTTTCATAATGATAAGCAACACAATCGGAACATAAATAGTTTTCCAATCCCAACGTAACACATTTAAAATTTAATTCAACATCCTCAAAACAAGAGATATAATTCTCATTAAACATACCACACTTATCAAATGTAAATTTACGTATCATAACCAAAGCCCCAGTATTGCCAACAACTGAAATTGTTTTATCTGAGAAATTATAATATGAACTTAAATTTTTGTGTGTAATACCAAATACATTATTTACTTTATTGATAATGCCAAGCATCCCATCATGTTGAATTGTATTATCCCCAAAATGTAGTCTAGCACCAACAGTCCCAACTCTTGGTTGAGTTTTGAATACAGACAACATTCCACTTATAACATCATTTAATAATTTGACATCATTATTACAAAACAATAAAAATTCATACTCTTTCCCAATATGATTCTTGACAACATCATTATTTATCTTTGCAAAATTATAATAATCATATTTGATTAATTTAATATTCCCAACACTATTAACCAACTCTTCAATTGATTTTATTTCTTCCTCAGTTGACCCAGTGTCAGCAATAAAAATATCAAATAAATTCTTATCACAATGTTCATAGAATGATTCAATACATTGGAATAATAAATCAAGTTTTCCTTTTGTAGGAATAATTACAGCAACCTTACCATTAATTTTAACATTATTAAATTTAACATTTGGAACATAAACCTCACTTGGTTTTAAATCCAATGGTAATTTATCACCATATTTTTCAACAAACTTTATTTTACTATCAAAGAATTCCTGATTAGGTTGTCCAACAGATTCGTGAGTTATTTCAAATGAAGATGTTACACCAATTTTAACACCATCCAAATAATTTGGAACACAAAATCCGTGGTCATAAAAATGGAACTTACCAATCGTCTTATCAAATTTATGTTTAATTTTTGTCTTGTCAAAAGATATAAATAATCCATCAATAGTAACAACAGGAATTATAAATGGAAGCTTTGGTGAATAGTTATTAATCCACTTCTTTTGACCACTAGGATGATGCCAAACTTGTCCAACCATAGTTTGATTCATCCTCTCCCAATAAATTCCTGATTTGGGAAAATAACAAGAACCAGCCTTCCCAATTACCCCAAATTCGGGGTAATTGGAATAGTCCTCCAATAATTTTTTACCCCAATCTTTTTCAAGTTTAATATCGTTATGACAACAAACAACGATGTCATATATTGATTCCGTTATTCCACTATTGTAAACTTCGGCCAAAGAATATTGATTATTGTTTTGATATTCCAATATCTGAACGTCATTAAGACCCACACTAGTTTGAAGGTGGGTCTTAAATTTTTCGTTATATTCTTTATCTTTATGCGTTGAATAAATTATTGTTATCATATTCCAGTCGAGCCAAAACCTTTATCCGCTCTATCAGTTTTATTTATGTCTTTTTTCTTAACTAAATTAACCCATTTCCCATTAACTACGGAAGTTAATACAGCCTGGGCAATCTTCATTCCTTTATTAACCACAAATTCGTGATTGTTAACATTGAAAAGAATAACCTTCACTTCACCAGTATAACTACAATTGTGAATTAAATGTCCATTACAAAAAAAATTATGATTATTCTTAATTGTAATATCAAATGTTTGTTTTTTTTCTGTCGTAATTTTTTTAATCTTCGTTGTTTTCATAAATAAATTTTTTTAAATCCTCTACTGAATAGAATAATTTGTAATTTGGATATTCCTTTAATGTAAATTGTTGTTTTATTAAAACTTCTTCTGTTTCCCAACCTTTCATCTCAATTATGAATATTTTATTATTAGTTAGCTCAACATAAAAATCTGGAACATAATTTCTATTTAATCCATTAAAGTAATATTTTATTCTTATCCTATGTTTATTTGTCCATTTTTTTATAAAAGGAATTGAGTCAAAAAAAATCATACTTTGAAGTTCATATGACGATGAATAAAAGAAGGTTTCATTATTTTTTGAGACGTATGTACCAGTTTTATATTTATTAGAATTATTAGTTATTTTACCTAAGCTGTATAATTCTGAAATAATTTTTGACATTTTTTCTCTGAATTCTAATTTTTTATTACACCTACCATCATTTAATATTGTTTTAATAGATTTAATTGTTTTTTTTCTATATTCTTCATTTTCCCACCTTTCTTTTGATGTTTTTGAAATTTTTTTTATTCTATCTTCAGATTTAACCCAATCTTTAAATTTTTCACTTTTACTCCAATTTGTAAATCCAGAATATACTTCAGGTATTTCAATATGTCTCTTTTTTAAAATATTAGACATTTTTTCTTTGAACTCAGGTTTATTATGAGTTATTTGTCTGGATTCTGACATTTTTTGTTTATATTCTTTGTCACTCCATTTTATTTTTTGTTGTTCTGAATTCATTTTTGAGTATTCATTTGATTTAACTCTTGCGTTAGGATATAGTTCTTTATATTGTTTTGAACTTAACTTATGTTCAAATTTTAAATGTTCAACAATTGAATATTGTTTTTCAAAATTACATATATTACATTTTACCGACATACTTAATATCTTTATTGATAAATAGTACGTTGGTCAATAAAATACAATTATTTCATCATTTTTTTGTAAATCTTTTGCTAAAACAATACCTCGATTTGTGTAAATTTCAGTATTTGAGGTCACCTCAAGAATACCATCTTCAGTTTCTATTTTCAATATATCTTGTATGTCAGTATCAAATATTTTAACAATAGTATCTTTTTCAATCTCCAAACTTTCTTCATTTAGTGAAAAAACAACATCATTAATTTTTAAATCTTTGATATATTTTTCACCATCAATAGTTAATATTTTCATATCTTCGGAAAAACAATCTACAGTTCCGGGTGAGTTTAACACCATAAGGCCTTGTTTCAATACCAAACCACTCTTTGACCTAACTTGAATTTCAAAACCATCCTTTATTTCAAAAGCCAAACCAGTGGAAACTAATGCTCTTCCAAATGGGGGTAGAACAACTTCTTCAGTTGAATACAAATCAAACCCTGAATCACCATCATAATTATAAGATGGGTCAATCGCATTAGGATTTAATTTTACAAACCCAAGGTCTAATTTAGTACTGAAATTCAACATATCCTCTTCCAATTTTTTTATGTCCAAACCATATTCTTCGTAAATTAAATTATAGTCAATTTCTTCTGAATTTTGATTCAGATATTCTTGGATTCTTTTTGATTGTTCTAACAAATCATTAATATTATTTTCTTCTAACATTATTTTAATTCCTTTAATTTTTTGATTATTTCTATTAATACATTCACATCCTTTTCACAATATTCTTTTATCCCTTCCAAGTTTTGTTTTTCCCAATATTCATTATGAACATTCTGACCAATTACTTCACCATTCTTTGGTGTCTCAACTCCAATATTTGAACATAATAAATCCAAAGAACCAATTGAGGTATAAGCGCCATATTGCCAAATCTCTTTGGTGTCAATGGCTTTTATTTCCCAAGGTTTGGTATCATAAGAAGGTAATATTGATGGTGGCATTAAACCATTTATAATCATTCGTTTTGCCAACATTGGAATGTCAAAATTTTTAAGATTATGCCCACACAACCAAAAATCAAGTTTCCCACATTTAATTAATAATTTTTGAACATCTAACAAAAGTTTATGTTCGTCATTACCATAAAATGTTTGTTTTCTAACTGACCCATCATCTAGTACAAATGCAAAACTTATACAGATAATTTTAGCAAACTCAGGTACAAGTCCAGTTCTTGTTCTAAAGACATCATTTTTTTTGTCGTATTGAATATGAACATCTTCAGGAAATCTTTTTAAGAACCAATCAAAATACTTATCAAATTGGTCAGCAACAGATGGGTTCAATGTTGAACATACATCATAGTTTGGACAACACCCAACGGTTTCAATGTCCATAAAAAGAATCTTGGTTATTGGTTGTTTAATCATAATTTTATTTTATTAATGATTTGTAAAAAGAAGCTCTTGTTTTTGTTACGTTTCTTAAATCATACTTGTCTTTAACACTTTCGTACAATCTTTCCCCAAGGTCGGTAATATAATTGGGATTATAAACTAAAGTCTTAATATATTTTGCCCAATCACTATGATTTCTATTCTCGTGAACCAAAAGAGCATTACCATCTCCAAAAATACCATTTTTCATTGTGTGATTCAAATCAATTGTATAAGGACCTACCTCAGAAGCAATTAAAGCTTTTTTATAAAACCCAGCCTCAATAACTTTTAATTGTGACTTTACCCTATTAAAAATATGATTTTTAATTGGTGCCATTGAAATATCAAACTTGGAATAATTTGTTGCGTAAGTATTAATATGTTTTGTCCAAACACGTCTATAAGGTAATGTTGTTGGATTTGGATATTCTTCATCTTTAAATTGATTTAAAAAGTTTTTATAACCTTCGTCAATAATTGAATAATTGTTTGTAAAAATTTCTTCATATCTAACCCATACGGTTTCTTCAGGTTTAATAGGCCTTTGTTTTCTTTCACCAGTAGTTTGGTTTATTTCAGTAACCGAACCTCTAGTATCAAATCCGCATAAGACATATTGAACCTTATCTTTCAAACTCATATTCTTGCCAACAAATCCCTCCAATAGTTTTAAATCGTGAAGGTGTGAAGAACCACCCAACCATCCAACTCTAACTCTCTCAGATTCTTCTGTTGGTTGATTAAATTGTGACTCAGTAGGATTAATCGCATTAGGTAATATCACAACATTCCTATTTAATTTTCTTATCTCATCCGCAAAGATATTTGTTGTTGTTGTAACATAACTTGCGACTTTTAAATTCGCAACAATCTTTTCATGTATCTTATCTTGAACAATCAATGAATGTATTGGGTGTTCTTTTCCAGGTAACCAATAGTCATCCAAATCTACAATAACAACGATACCAAGTGATTTTAAAAAATTAATTAAGGTTGGTGTTTGTTCATAAGTGTGTCCAATATTTCTGTGGATGTGAACAATTTGATATTGTTTCCAATAATTAACATTATTAATCTGTGGTTGATAATCTATATCCACATGAAAGTCATCTGGATACATATTTTGTAACATTACATGGGGGTCTACGCTTCGGAATTTACCTCAGCCAACCCCGGTAGAATCGGAGGGCAGTACGAGTACTCGTATCTTTTCTCTGTGATCCAACCGGGGTTGATTATCATTTTGAATCATATTTTTTAATTATAGTTAATAATTTATCGTTATTTAATTTGAGTTCACTTTCCCAAATTACCTCTAAATTATAACCATAACTTTTTATTAATTCAAGTTTGGATTCATCATATTTCCAAATTTCTTTAGCTGTTAGATTTTTTTTAACATTAATATAATCAGCGTCATATTTCATTGGGTTACAATGCCAATAATCACCAAAATATTCAATAATTAAATTAAGTTTTGGGATATATATGTCACAAATTTTAGTGTCAACTCTTAATGAGGGAATTATAGTATACCCCATTTTTTTAATCATATTACAAATCTCATTTTCTTTTTTTGATTTATTAACTGATTTTATTTTACCTTGTCTTCTTGTCTTTTTTAATACTTCAGACATTTTTTTTCTAGTTTCTTCAAGTTTACCACTTTCCCAACTTTTTTTTAATGACTCCGAAAGTTTTTTTCTATGTTCTATTTTAGCCATAGGATTATTTAAACCCATATTCTTTCCTTTTCTACTCTGTGACATATTTTTTTTTGCTTGTTCAGTATGTTTTTTTCCAAAGAATGAATTACCCTCGCCTTGTTGTAGGATTAAACTACATTTTTTACAATTTGATTTTTTACTAATAGTGTTGTAATAATTTCTACATGCTGTAGTTTTATTTTTAGTTGTGACAAATCCAATAGTTCCACACATTGGGCATTTTTTTTCTATTTTAAACGTATCGTCTTCTTGTATAATAGATAATTTTGAACATCTGTCTCTTTTCCTTGTAAGATTTTGTTCTTTTACTATTTTTAAAACTTTTTGTTTAGACACTCGTAGTTTTTTAGAAATGGTAGTAGACCCTACCCCATTTCTATATTCCTCAATTATTTTTTTTATTAGTTGTTCATCCATATTATTGTTTAATTATAAATATACCCAAGTCCTGTTTTATCTAAAGGACTGATGATAAAATAAAAAAACGAAACCCCACACTTTGAATTTCTTCAGGGAATGTGGGGAATAAGAATTATAAATTTATAAAATCTATTTGACTTTTTTGATACGAGTTACTTTACCTTCAAATATATGACTACCTACTCTAAATTGGAACACATCATTTGATTTACTTGTACTTTCAACTAGTAACCCATTTTCACCTAACACTTCCTCAATAGTTTCTCTAATCATATCTTTCAATGTATTCTTATCAACATTTAAACCAGTATTTTGAGACGTTGAATATTCTTGACTTGGTTGTTTTTGTTTTTTAAATGGGTCAACATTATTAGCAACATCATTTTTCATTAACCTTGATGCTTTTTCAATTAAATCATTACTTAAAACTGAAGAACTTCCCATACTACTTGGTTGCGCAATTGGGTGTTCAATCATTAGTCGTTTAATTTCATCAGGTAATTTTGATGACATTATTCTATCTTTAACTGGAACTTCATTAGTTTGTCTAATTGGTTGTTGTAATTCCATCATTACCTCTTGAGGTATGTTGTATTTTGCATTAGGAACATTAAATTCATCCAAGGTTGGATTTATATTTCCTTGTATTTGACCTCTTGGTACATTATTATGTATATCCATTATTTTTTTGGATAACATTAATTTTTGCATTAATTCATTTTCGTTTTGCATAATTATTCAATATCAAATTTTGCGTTAATAATAACTTTAGTCATTCCTTTATCACCTTTTGGATTGAAATTTGGTCTAGGTGTATCAAAATATTCTCCAGTTGGTTTAAACGACAATATTTTATCACTTCTAAATAATCTCCAACTTGGTAATGGTTTTAAACCCAAATATCCTCTATGAGAAGAACCTTCTAAGTCCCACGCTCTAAGAACTAGATTACCGGCTTTACTATAACCAAAACAAACGGGTTCAATTTCTCTAAGTCCTTTACCTCCAGGTTCATCACCATCATAATAAATTATCATTCTCTTTCTTTTACTAATAGAGTCAATGATTGATTCAATAGAAGCTACTTCTAAAATAAGAGATTTAGTGATATTGTAAAGTTTCATTAGGCACTTGGTGTTGTGTATGGTTTGTTTGGTTGATATTCATTAACAACTGTTAATGTTTTTCTTTCTACGATATCTTGGATTGCTCCGGCTCCTTGATTATAAACATCTAAGTAAGCCCCTGTACCTTTACCTTGTTCGTCTCCGTTGGCAATTGCATCTGGATGAACTGATGAATAAAAATTTTTATCGTAGAAATCATTCTTTCCTAATAGTTTTCTTCTTTCCGCTTCAGCGATAGAAGTTAATTCATTTGATGGTTGTGAAAAAACCAATGGTTCTAATGATGGCATATTAAATTATTTTTTTTATTAAATCGTTTATCCTTTTTAAACTTTCAGTAACCGCTAAATCGTATTTACCAATTGTGTTACTATGTTGTTCACTAGGTCTATTCATAGTTCTAACATCACCTTTTTCGTGACTTTGAATATATTGATTGGGTAAAGCTATAGATTTTATTTCTTTCCCTAACTCAATATCATCTCTAAGAGATTTTAATTTTTGATTAACCCAATTTTTAACATAATGTCCACCATTCAATATGAATGGTAAATCATTGTTTTCACCATTAAAGTTATCAAAAAAATTTTTCATTCTTTTTAATTGTTGATATGTGACATGTCCACTATCTCTTAATTCTTTATTTCTTCTATATCCTTCGGTTTTATCATCACTACCAACAGCGGCATCGTTGCATTGTTTTAAATAAACAACAACTTCTTCAGGTAACTCAAATTTTTTTCCGTATAAATCTTTATTCACTTTTTTTTAATATATTAATTAATTTATTAATACTTATTCCTTCTTTATCTGCTAATCGTTTAATTGATTCTAAATTCTTTACTAATAATTTGCTGATTGGACTATCTTTTGGAATGACATCGGATTCACCTTTTTCTTTTTTAGATAGGATATCTTCCACCATTTTTATCATTTTTTGTTTTTTGATTTCATCCAAAGTTTCTTTTTCAAAAAGATTTAGATTTTTAATAATTGTTTGACCTTTTTTATTTTTAACTACTTTGGTATCATTTCTTTTACCAAATTTTCTAGCTCTCTCTAATTTATTAATTGGGTCTTTTATACCCATTTTATCTAATATTTTTTTAGTATCTTTTAAGTCTTTAAATTCAGTTTCTTTGTAACCAAAATTATCAATCATATCTGATTCATCTAATACATCATCTTCATTTTGAATGTTTTCACCATACATTCTACGCATACCTGTTGGAAACATATATCCAGGTGTTCTTGTTGCGTTAATTGTTTGATCCATTGTTTTTTTAGGATGTAGTGTCATATCTAAAAAGGGTACTTTAGATGATAACATTGTCCCATCACCATCAACAAGTTCGTCAATTTCACTTTTGGTTGTCTTTTTATTTTTCTTTAAAAAATTTTGTATTTTTTTTTCAATGTTTTTTAAATTTTCTTTCTTTATTCTTTTTTTACCTTTAGAGTCTTTTGACTCTGAAATTACATTATATAACGAGTAATTTAAAAAAATATCGTTCCCATTACTCTCCAAAAGAAAATAACAATAATCATTAAAGTATTCTTTTTTATAATTGTTCATTAATAATTTTTCTTAATAAATACTTCGGTTTAGAGTATTTATCATAAAAAAAGAATGTCCTATCAAAATATAAGACAATTTGTACCAAGAAATGATTTTCCAATATTATCATTGGAAATATTCGATATGTCATTGACATCAGATGAAATTGATTTCAATCAAGAGGTCGTGTTTTCCCCATATTTAATTGCTCAAACGTATGGTAATAAGTTACCATTTTACTTTGATATCAATAATAATGAGTCGGTTCAAAATTTGAATTTAACCTATAAAAACTATAATAGGAATAATATTTTTGTGTCTCAAAATTATTACAATCCAAAAGAATTGGATTTAAGTTGTTTTTCATCGTCAACATCTTGTGACATAGGTTTAACTGGAATTGATAATGGATTGGTTACTAGTATGACAGGACAAACAATTTTATTTACAAATGGATTGTTACCAACCTTATTAAAATTTGACAGATTAAGTTTTGATAGACGATTAAAGTTATTTCAAATAACGGGTAACACAACAACACAAAGTAGATTTTCAGGGTTTAATAAAACCGTTTTATATGAAGTTGTAAGTAAGACTAGTCCTTTTGAAGGTAGATATCACGAACTATATGGTGGATTTTACCAAGGGTTCTATAAGTTATTTGGATATGATTATGAAATTTTCCCTGAAAGGATGAATAAGGGTTGGTCAGTTGAAATGGTTTTAAAACCAAGATTGATTAATGAATA